CTGAAATAGTAGGACGTAACAGCGGCCCTTGTCGAGACGCCTCCTTTGTAAAAATAGGGGCTATCCTGATCCGGCTCCCTCGTATGCTGCAACGGGACGTATTTCACGTTCTGGATGCGGGCTGCAAGTTGCGGCGTTCGCAAGATGATACGTGGTTCTGTGAACGCCTGGATCTTGAAGCACGCGCCATTGGTGACGATGGCCCACGCGAAACGCCCATCAGGCGTCGAGCGGTAGTAACCATCGATCATCCCGCCGGTTCCGGCGATCTCTGCGGCGATGGCCCGATAGTCCTTGTACTGGATCTGCAAGGCCGGCCGGTTGCCCATATACGTGAGCGGCAAGATGTAGATGTCCGAACCGTACTCGCCTGCAGCATAGTTGGCGTTGTTGGCGTTGTTCAGTTCGGGGATGCCGTCATCGATGATCACGGGCACCATGTCGCCGTTCAGCGGGATCACCTTGGTGCTGCGGAACCTGTCGCGCTCGTTCACGACCTCGGTGCCGTTGAAATTGATGGTTTGCCCGGCTGCGGCTGCGAACGTCATCATAGAGCCGACGGTGCGCTGTAGCGGGATCAACTCGCTCAGAACCTGCCAGCACGGGGAACGCATGACGATCACGGGTGAAACCGGATCGAGTCCCTGGCGCTCGGCATTGTGGCGGACGTAATAGTGCGCCATTTCGAGCGTCTGGTACAGCGACGGGTTCTGCGTGGTCGCCAAGTCCTGATGTGCAAAGTTCTTCAGGTCAGAGTCCAGCGCCGGGCACGTTACACCCGCCCATGCGTCGAGGAACCCGGTGTTGACCAGTTGCTGCAGGCCGCGAAACTCTCGGTAGGTCTGCCCGACGTTGTTGACCGGGTTACCGGTATAGACCATCGGCCCAAGCTTGTGCGCGAACAGCGGGGGCAGCTCGAACATCAGCGCCCAGGCGGTTGCGATCTGCATCAAGTTGCTTTGGGTCATTGCCGTGCCGGGATGCCACGCGCTCGTTGATCCTAAGTTGGCATTCATCAGTTCCAGATTGATGTCGCCCCTGTTCAGCCGGTCAACGATTCTGGTGATGGTTAGATCTTGAGTCTCACGGCAGATTCGCGCCGTTGGCATGTGCTGGATGCACGCTTCCGTTTCACCAGAGATACAGTCGCCGCACTCGGTAGACTGTTCGGTCGTGCTGGTATCCTCAAAGCCGGTAATGAACGGGAGGAACACTTCCAGGTATGGCGATGCGATCTTGGGCAAAACGTCGCCCAGGCCGCGCCATTCCATCCGGCAGGAAATGACATCCGGTTCGATCCCGACGCCCACCGCGCCAAACATCGAGCCGGTGCCGTGGACCAGGTTAAACGTGCCGGTGTTGCCGACCGTCGCCTTTTGAGCGACGACGGCCTGTTTTTGCTGCTCTGCGAACGCATTGGCAACCGACTGATTGATCAGTTGCGTCATCGTCGCCATAAATTCTGGGGTCATTACGTTATTATCCATGGATACTACCTCCTCGGCGTCAGACCTTGACTTTTGGCATTGCCGCGTCGATGTCGCCCTGCACTGCCGCTATGACGCCTTCCAACAATTTTGCATTGTAGTTGTCTGCCTCGGGTTTCGTCTGTGGCAGCACGCGCCCCCTCGGCTCCGGCGTTTCTGACGCTATCTCCACCTGTGATGCCCTGACTTTCACCACGGGGGGCAGCTCGATCAGTTTGTTGAGGATCTTATCCTCGACCACGCCTTCTGCTTCGGCCACACGCGCCTTGAGACTGTCAATCTCTGCGCCCTGCTCTGCCAGCTTGGCCACGAGCGGGGCGGTCACTGCCTCGGCAAACGCTTTCAGCATTTCCGCATCCATCTGTGGAACGACCTCTTTTTCCTGAACCTCTGCCGGTTCTGTCACCTCTGGTTCGCTTTCCACGCCGCCGGTATCGGCGTCAGGTTCAACCGTGTCATCATCTTCAATTGCGATATTTGACAACATGGCTTTGATGCGTTCCCACACGGATGGTTTCTTCTTTTCCTGCTCTGCCGTTTCCGCCGGTTCAACCTCCTGTTTTTCGACGGTGTTCGGCTCATCTGGCGTCAATCGTTTTTCGGCCAGCATCTCGATTTCTTCCTCGGTGATGCCCAGTTGCTTGAGGGCATCCCTGGTTTCTTTGCTCATTTCCTTGTTCATAAACTCACCTCCGGTCATGGCTACGATTCGCGTTCCGAACGACGCTGCCATCTCTTGCGGTAGAATCGAGCGTTTTCGGATTCTGATATTGCCATGATATTTTTCACCGTCGAATTTTGACGGGTCATACACAAACTTGATGCTGATGCCCCAGTGGTCTGGGTTTTCGGTGACGGCTTTCATTACACGCCGGGCCATGTCGGTATCGTCCCAGGTGCCGGACTCGACAAGTCGCTTGCCCGCGCGGGCCATCATGTCACACTTGCCTACGTCCGTGCCATCAACGTGAACCAGGTCGAGCTCGCCAAATTGCCCGGTGTCGTTGGCGTGCTGGATGGCGTCGTCCTGTGCCTTTTCGGTGACGATCTCAAATTCCTTATCCTTGACGGCCACGCTGGAAATGGCTGCCCACCGAGGCGTGCCATCAGCGGCCTTGTAGACGAAAAAGCGATCTTCACTCTCTGCGCTTTTTTTGGGCATTTCCTCGTCTTCGTCCATGTTGTCTTCTTTGCTTTCTGTCTCTTTTGCCAACAGAGAGCGAGCGCGTTTCTGCAATGCCTCTTTATCCAGTCCCGGCGCATTGCTCTGCGGGATGCGGGCAATGGCGTTCCTCAAGTGCGGCAAGTCCACCGCTCCTTCTGCATTCTTGTACGGAAAATGGCGCATCGAACGGGGCACAGTTTTGCCCTCGTCATCTTTGTCACCACCTGACTCGACATAGAGAAAAGCCGAATCTGGCAAGTTGTTTACGTATGCCGTGTCCCAAACCGCCTTGCTTTCCTCTGCTTCCATTTCCGGCTCGCTGGCGTACAATGCCGCCATGTGGGCCTTTGCGGCTTCCTCCGTGGCGTGGCACTTTTCCGTTTCGATGGGATTGTCCCGCGTGCCTTTCACCACGCAATATTGCCCTTCTCGTTGCTCGATAAACCACGGCATTATCGCCACCTCCTACGTCATTTACTGACGTGTTCGTACCATGACAAGTTGACGTTGGTCAGGTTCGCCGCCGTCCCACTCGTCACTCTCAAGATATATTTTGTATTTTGCTTGAGGATAATTTCCTCGTCGTTTCTCGTTCCAGCCGCGCCGCTTTTCGCCACGCCCGTCGCGCTGCCGCCTTTGTATAGATGGATGCGCGTGCCGTCTGTCGATCCGCCTGCGTAGCCCTTGTGGATCGTGGTCGTGGCGGCTGTGGCGCTGTTCCTGTTCGAATTGCCTACCGTTTGCAGGACGGAGCCGACGCGATCCGCGCCCTCGTACAACTCAAACTGAGTGATGGCCGAACCTTCCAAAATGAAAATCATGTGCGCCCAGCGCGTCGTGTTCGGTGTCGTGATCAGGTAATTCTGCACAACACCATTGCCCAGCTCCACCGCATCGGTGTACATAAAATGATCGCCCTCGTGAATCTCGTGATGGGCGTGGTCAATACTCGTCATGCTCCGCGTGATACGATCCAATAACGCCGCTTCCCACGTGGCCTCATTGTAGCCATAAATGCGGACATCCGCCCCGCCGTCCAGCGTGATGGCCGAATAGGGCGACAGGATCAACCGTCCCTGATCGTCCATCAATACCGGTATTTTCACCCCGTCAATGTTTAATGGATAAAGCGGCATAATACCTCACTTACTACGAAAAGTGCGCCAAGTCCGACCATTGCCCAAACCATCGCTTTTCTGGTCATCTCGATCTGCCCGCAAATGGCCCACGATGCCCACCACAGCTCAACCATCACTTTCCTGTCGGCCTCGACAATGGCGGCGGCGTTCCAGTCCCCGGCCTCGATGCGTCTTGACGCCGCGCTGTTGATCGCCGCCTGCACGTCGTCGTGAAACTGGGGCAGACCGCGCACCGTCACGGGTATGGGGTTGCCCTCGCCGACGATCTGATACGTACCATCGGGGCGCTGCATGCTGTACTCAAATGGGCGGCTGTTCACGCTTGCCCCCTGGCATTGGTCGCCCTGGCAATGTCATTCATCCGTCTTTGCATAGCTGATTTGAATGGGCCTTTCCGGTTGCGGATGATAATGTCCGTCCAGCCACGAGCCTCGATGCCCGGTCGTGGATGTGCTTTGCTAATAAACAGCACCCGCCCCCTGCCAGCCCCTGATATGAGCCGCCCTGGCGTTGTCTTGCTTTTCCAGTCGCGGGAAAGTGTCGCGTAACGCACCTTTGTGCCCTCGTGCAGGAAAAAATATATCCTGTCATCGGTCAGGTTTGTTGCCTTGATCTCGGTTTTGCTCTGGAACATTTCGAGTTCGTGTTCTGGCTTGTTGCGCCAGGTTCGCGTCGTTTTCTGGTATTCGGTTTGCTCTTTTTCGCCTTCTTCTTGGACCCCATCGGCCAGCATTGACAGCATCAATTCGATGTCGATCTTTTTCGGGCGAATCAGTTTCATTGTTACCGTTGGCATTGTTTGAGCCTTTTCGGTTTGATCAGCTTTGTCTGAATGACGACTGGCATCTCATCACCTGTATTGTATCTTCTCTGGTTCGTCGTATGTGTTCCCGGCAATGACCAGATCGGTATATCCCGGTCCGACGCTAATGTGATACCACGACGCCGCGCAGTTATACATATAGTTATCGGAGATCGTGATCCTGGTTGCGTTATCGGCAATCGTTACCCCGCCAAATCCTCCGATATTGATAGTATTTCCCGATACCTCGATGTCTTCCCGCATTCCGGCCGGCGCGTCGTTCGCTGAAACCTGGATCGCATATCCTTTTGGCCTGGCCAAGGTGTTTCCCGATACTACAAGCTGTTTTGCTCCTCCGTGCCCCATACAAATTAATGAGTTATCATCATCAGTTATGGTATTACCGGCAATAAGTCCTATAGTGACCCCGTTATAATGGATGGCATGCTGGTGGCCGTGATGGATGTGACAGTTTTGCACAGTGACATTGGAACAATGAACCGGCTGTATTCCATCCCCCTTGCTGTGATGTACCTCACAATCCTCTATCAGCGCTCCATTCACATAATCCAGATGGATAACTTCCGGAGTTAGAATATACTCCCCCTGGCCGTCTCTATTGCCATCAAATTGTATGCCGGACAAGTAAAAGTTGCTACAGTGGTTGACGTTGAGTATCCCATAGTTGGATTCTGGCGTATTGTCTGCCATCCTGATAATTGTGCCTGTCGTTCCCGTTCCGGTCAGAAACACGTCATCCTTTGTTATCGTGATTGGCTGGGTGACGATATACGTTCCTGCTCCCAGCGTGACCGTCCCACCGTCTCCCGATAGGTTATCTATCAGGCTCTGAATGTAAAACGGGCCATACTCGTTGACCGTAACGCCAGACCAGCTTGAGCCACCGCCGAATAGATAAAATGTCAAGGCGATCATTCTTCGCAGATTCATTATGGGCTGGCCCCACTCCACTTGTGAAGCGCGGCGTACTCGTCGCCCGTCCCGCGTGCGAATACCTGAAACAGATCCATTGTATTGCCCACGTTGGTGGTAAATAGTCCTTGCCGCGTTCCCGTTTGTAATGCCGCATCTGCAATAACCGATGTGGCCCCTACTATGGCATTGTTAAGGTAAAGCGAAAATGACGTTCCGTCCGAAATAACCCGAATATCACCCGCGCCAATCGCAACAGCCGCAGTGATGACGGTTGTCTCTACCCCCGCCACTCGTTTGATCAACTGACAGTTCGTGCCGTCGTGGACACCTCTGACATAGTTATCCGCGTCCACATAGCGGAGGACGATCCCGACCTCATCGCCTGCTCTGGTTATTGTTGTCCTCATAACGGCACTGATAACCCCGGTGTCTACCGTTGCGATGCCGATACCACCGGCCAATGCGGTGCAGGTCGCCACGTTTCCGGCTATTGCCCATGTACCCACGCTGTCCGCCCACGCGGTGGATGTGCAACCCTGGCCATCAGGACCCGTTGCTTCCGTTGAGCCAAGCGCGCCATTGGCACGAGTAAAAGTATCGTAAGCGGATGGTATGGGCAACCAGAGCGTAATAGGCACCCTCACAAAGTCCTCTGTAAACGTGATCGCCACAATACCAGAACACAGGGCATTGACAACGGCAAGTGGCGTATTGGCCCCCGTCGTCAATGAGTAGAGCATTTTCCACTGCGTGTCATATCCGAACAGGTATGCTCCGGCAGTCCTCAACACCAAAGCGGTCACGGAAAAATTCGCCAGAACACCCAAATAAGGCAACGGCGTCACGGCAGCCAGTCGATAATGTATCCCTGTCGTGATGGCCCGGAAAAAAGGCTCTCCACTGGTCGTTAGTGCCGCGATGTTACTCGATACGCCCCAGTACGTGTTGGCCTGACCGGTCATTTTGAACAGAATGACCCGTCCAGATTGTCGCGCTATTGTCTCCAACACGTAAAATACCGGATCGCCGGTTGTTCCCGCTCCGTTTGCCGTCGAGTTTCCAGCCCCTACCGAAACCAGGTTCCCTGTATCCGTCAGAGTTCTGGTTCCGGGGCCGGGCGTCGCGGGCGTGCCGTTCACCGATCCGGCAGCGCGGGTATCCGTAAACTCGTCGTCGAGCAAATACTGCTCTCCGTGAACGCCGCCGCCCTGATCGGGCACGCTCAAAATGCCCAGGTTGTGAATCCCATACCGGCGCATGTTACAGCTCCCGTCTTGCTACGTGAACCTGTAAGGTAAAGTCGTCGCCCGCACTGATGCCTGCCGTGTCGTAGACGCGCAAGTCATACAGCGGCGGCAGAAACACGGTGGGCGGAAACGGTGTCATCAGAAAGGTGGTGTTACGAAACGCACCGAGATCGGCCAGCGACGGCGCGAACATATAACGCCGGGTGAGCGATGCCGCCTGTGTCGCGCCTGCTACCACGCGCCCGATCACAGCGTCGGCAGCGTCACGGATGTCCACCACGATCTGGCGGTTGCCCGCGTTGGCGTCCGAGATATATTCGACAAATATAAACAATACCTGGTACTCATACCCCGCCGGGACGGTGATCACTTTCGAGTTCTGATTCGCCGTCACGTCAGACAAGTGCCAGATTTGCCAGTCGGTGGCGTTGATCAAGGTGACAGGAATGCCACTGCTGGAATCGATCCGCGCCATCGTTCCATCATTGCCCAGAAGGCTATAACATATTGTACTTTTTGCCATTTCTTACTCCTATAAAACGATCACGGCAGGCTTGGGAGTCTGCCCTTGGTTATTGACAAGCTCTTTTACTCATCATATCCGATAAAATCGCTTTCCAGTGTTTGCGCTTGCTGTTTGTCCGACAATGACAAGACACGCAAAGAGTAATCAGATTAGAAGGCCGCAAGTTCGCCTTATCATAATCGATATGATGTACCTGCAATTTTGGTTCTTGTTTTCCACAAAGCATACATTGAAAACGATCCCTTTTTCGGATAAGTACCTTTAGTTCTTCATTGAACTCACGAGGATATGGGGTAGGTTCAATTCTTCGTGCCGCATATTTGCATTCTTTTGAACAGTACCTTCCTCGTTTCTCATCTCTTGCTCTTGCCTGGCGAGTGACAAATTCTACACCGCACCACTCGCAAATGCACTCCGCGCCACCGCCCTTCCAATGGAATGCAATTTCTCCAGTCATTGTAGACTGCCACCGAGAGCGACATTCTTGTGAACAGAAACGTATTGTGTGTGATGGTTTGTTGTAAATAACTTTTCCGCAAATTTCACAATGGTATTCTGCCGTTCCGCCATTTCTCCAAAGTGGATTATTTGTCCCAACATTTCCCGCAACACAGCATTCCTTTGAACAAAACCTACCACGCCCCGCTTTCGCCCTAGAAGGAATAATCTCAAATGACTTTCCGCAAAATTCACAAACCTTAGCGATTCTATACTTTTTTGTCATCTGTATTCTTTCGTGCAGCGGCAATTTGTTAAACCAAGGCATGTTGTTTGTCCTGCAATTACGTTGCCCGATCCAGGTTGAGCAAAAAACCCTAAATTTTGCCATCCCATCGCGTCGGCGTCCGAACACGGGCCACAAGTCGAATCGTCGCCGACGGCGTGCCACCGTTCTTGTGTCATCCCCTGGTCACGGGCTTGCATATCCTGAACCCGCCAGTACACCTCACGCGATGAATTGAGATACATTTTTGTGCGGGCTTCAATTTGCGCCGCTGTCAAGCTCCCGCTTTCGATCTGCTTGGCGAAATCCTTGAGATAGTTGTACTGTTCTCGAACCGAACCGCCGACCATACCCCACAAACGGGGCGTCATCTGTTCGCGTCCGCCCGCCGCCAGCATTGCCTGTTGAGCATAAGCATTCTTGATCTGGCGGGCAAATCCGGTTTGCCAATCGGCTACACTCAAGCGTTTATCGGCGAGCATTGTATTAAGCGTCGCAACCGGGTTTTCAACCGTCCGATCAACAATGCTGTCTACCAGCCCCAGGATCGTCTCGCGTCCGACAAACTGTCCCGTCGCAAGGTTGCGGTATCGCCCCGTTGTTGTTTCCCATACCCACTGGATAACGTTAGCCACCTGACGGTCTTGCCTCCAACATCCCCGCTAGTTCAGGAAACAACACGTTCCACGATGCCACCGCCTTGTCTATGTCATCCTCCGAGATTGTCGGATCAAGCTCCGGCAGTGGCGGCCCTGGTAGTGGTGCCAACCGTTCGATCTGCTTTTCGGCGTGAACGTGTACTGGCTGCATCCTCGCCACTTTCCCATTCTGCCACTTCTTGACACGTTCCCCCATCAGCCGTCGCGCTTTGTCCTGTGCCTCTGTGTCGTCTCGCTCGATGTCCGGCGTGATGTCCTCCGGGATGTATTCGGGCGGTATGGCGTTGTTGTCTACAAGATACTGCTGGGCCAGCATCGGATCGCCGGTGATGTCAAAGTACATCTTGGCGTTCTCAAAAAGCGTCTTGTGGATCTGCGCCTCCTCTTGCCGCTCTGCCGTTTCCTGCTGCTCGAATGCAAACTCTAACGACTCGGGCAGCACCTTGAAACGGAACTCGCGCTCGATGGCCTGCATCAAGACGCCGATGCCTTTCCCTTTCGACTTGGAGGCCATCACCGTGGCCTGTGCGCCCGTTCCCAGTGAACCCGCGCCAGCTAGTCCACCCAGGTCGAGCGGGTCGAGGCCGTATGCCGTGGCAACACGCTCTTTCAGTTCCTGGTACACTTGCGCCCGGTCGAACCCATCGGGCAGGCCGGAAAAGGAAATGAACTCGGCGCTAAACGTGCCCTCTGGGTTCAGGATGGGGATAAAGATCAGCCCCTTGTAAAATATCGCGCCCCTGCCCTTGCGATCCGACTCGCCTTGCTCGACTGCGGTTTTCATCGTCTGTTCTGAGGCGTTGACGAAAATCATCCCCGCGCCGGGGTTCTCGCTCATTTTCTCGAACGAATACCGCTTGATGATCCTGTCCTCTTGCACGTCCCAGGCCGCGCGGGACAGGGCACAAATGCCTTTGCCGACGAGACGGTGATCGATGCTGGGCATGTCCAGGATGCGGACAAAGTTATAGTCCCTCAACTTGTACAATCGCCCTGTGCTAGGGTTCTTGTACACGAGCGGGTATTCGTTCGATGCCGTGGGCTGCAACTGCACCGGGTCGAACACGCGCAAGTCAACGATGTCCCATGCGATGTCCGCGCCGCGTTCGATAGCCGCGAGGCCGCGTTCCGTCAATTGGTAGTCTTTGTCCACCGCCCAACCTGGGGCAGCGCGCACGACCTCGGCAACACCGCCGTTGTCTGACTCAAGGTAAGAGCGCACAATACGAGTCAGAAAGTAATCCCATCCGACATTGCCTTCCAGGTTAAGCAGCCGGCTGTGCCATTTGTTGACGACGTTTCGCCCGCCCTCAAGCGTCCACTGCAGGCTCTGCGCTTTCTTGATCATCGTCGCTTCGGCCAGCATACACAAGGGAGCGATGACGGCAAACGTCTGCAAGTCTCGCTGCCGAGCCGGATCGGCATAGTCACGCAAGGGGATGTACTGGTCCAGCGTGCAGCCCGACCACCACAGGACTCCGCCCGAGGCGCTGGCGTTTGGATCGTCGGTCAATGGTGCTTGAATCGACGCGGGCACGGTGCGGGCTTTGTCCGCATTCAGCGCCGCCTCAAGCTCTGCCTTTGCCTGCTGGATGAATGGCGGCAGTTGCTGGGCGGGCGCTTCGGCCTTTGCCCGTTCCATCTGGTATTGCGCCTCGAACTTTTCCGCCATCTCGCGCGGCTGTCTCTGTTGTCGTCTTTTCGTCCGGCTCATATTTTCTCCACAAACAAAAAACGCCGATACTCTCACGGGTTCGTTAGACTCCGTGAAAATGTCGGCGCTCTGTTGTCAGGCTGCCAGGTATGGGGTTGTTAGGTTCGTCTATTCAATCCGTTCCATCACACATTCAAAATACATTCCGGCGGGAACTAGCTCCCCTGCGTCCTCGCGTTTTGCCTTGAACGTGAAACGCAAATCAATGCTTGCGCCCTCGACGGTGTGCAGGGTTCGCGCCTGGAGAACTTCGCTTTCAAGTGCTTCTTTTGCCTTTTTTGCCATCAGTTCTACCAGTTGACACAAATGCCACTCGGCGGCGTTGTCGATCTCCGTCCCATCACCCCGAAACATTGGACAGCGTTTATGATGGTCATCGTTGCCGTAAAAAAGCTGCGTGTGTCGCGTTATGGGTTTCACTCTCTCGCCTTTCTCTTTTCAAACACGTCAACCTTGCCGGTAAAATAGTTCAACCTAGCGCCGTGCGTCTCCGTGTCAATATCTGGCGCGTCATCGAATCCTTCATACTGTTGGTTGTATTCTGTTATCCCAAACCACATCTGGCCGACGCCCATGCCACCCAGCCCACCGAGTAACACTTCCCCGTTTTTCGTGTCCTTGGCAATGACGAAAATGCCCATGCTGTACCGCAGTCCAGGGCCACGCTCCAACACGTCCTTGACATTTCCTATTGCTACCTCTGCCACTTTGTCCGGCACATCAAATGCCTGTTCCATCTCTCGCCTTTCCTTTCTTTCTCAACTCACAAGTCCGTGGCTCAATTCCCCGCCACCGTTCTATCGCGTCTACGATCAGCAGCAGCGCCTGGATGACGAGCTGCCAAAATTCGGAGTCGGTCACAGGCTTCCCTATTCGCCGTCCCTCTTTAGCACGAAATTCAAAAACGCCAGGCGATACTCGTCCCGCGTTTGGGGCCACCGGTCATGTTCGTCGTACCAGTCCATTGCCCACATTGGCACAAGGTCGAGCGAGTCGAAATCCCAGGGTGTATAGTCGTCTTCTTCCACGCTCGTTGGTTGCAGTTTAATTTTATACTGCGCCATCTCGACCATATCCTCGTCATCCCAACTAGTCTCCATGTGATGATCGAATAGATTGATCTCGTCCTCGCAGACAACCCACGTTTCCCCGCCGGAGTTTGCCATTGTCGTCACGCTCTCGATTGCCTCAACTTCCCTCTTTGGCGCAAGCGCCGCAATCAGCGCCGCGCCTGCCAGTTTGAAAAAGTTACGTCGGGTGGTTTTCATTAACCCCTCCCCCAGTTCGTGCAACCATCGTTTTTGTGGACATACATCCCGCGCAAGTTGCAAAACCCGTCAGGCGTTGATCCTTTCCGATAGTTCAAGCAATTATGGCGGCCTATCGGGGCATCCGCTTCCTTCTCTCGTTTCGCCCACAAGTCGTTGAGCCAGTCGCACGCCGCTTGCGCATCGCCTTTTGTCGCATACGATGGCCCGAAATTGCCATCAAACATTACATTGAAATGGCGGTCGTTTCCTTTTCGTACCGTAAACGGCCCCTTCTGCTTTTCCTCGAAATAGACGCAGCCGAAATCATCCTCCGTGGTCAGTCTCGGCACATGGGCTTCGCCGATAACCACTACGCCATCATGGCATTTTACCTTTTCACAAGCTCCGTAGGTACTAGCCATGCATAACATGTGCCAAAGCCTGCAATCCTTACAGTGTCCCATTTTGAACCTTTCTAGCCGATATTCTCAATTAGTACAAGTGTCGTTCCGGTTCCGTCTCGGAACTCAATTGTAGATGTTGAAAACTGCGGATTCATGAAAACACGCCAAGTCTGATTGCCAATCTTGAGAGTTCCCATTCGATTGCTATCGTGGCTCGGTTGTGACGTTCCGCATACCGGACAAAACGCGGCATCAAAATCCAAATCTTCCAATTTGCTATTAAACCTACAATGGCAGACTCTGCATTCCTGCATCTCTCGCCTTTCTAGCTCACAGCCGCAGCCGGAGCGACTCTGCACAAAAATAGCCTAGCCAAGCCGTGCCGTGCCGAACCTGAACGCGCCTAGACGAACCCCGACTAGCCCAGCCATGTCACAGCCTCAAAAACAGGCATTGATGTGCCGCCATAGATAAAGCCACGGCAGCGTCCACCTTTTGCCGTTGTTCCCGCTTGACGATTCGCAACTTGCCATTGTCGTCAAGTTTCCGATCCGCGTTGTCAATGTGCTGCCTCAAGATTTCGTTCCCGTCGTGCATCAAGCGGCGTTGGCATATCAGAGATAACAGTTGTTGATCCGCCTCAAGCCTACGCCCCGCCTGGTTGAACTCTTTGAACCACGCGACACCTTCCCTTGCCAATCTGGTCGCCATGTCGTGCAATTGAAATGGGTCATATACCACGCACACGATGTTGTATCGCTCGGCCAACATTTTCACTACCATTTCTGGCCCCGGGTCTGTCTCTGAACCCAGAAAGTCAATCGGGTGGCCGGACGGCTCCCAGACCTGGACAAACCTAACAACGACGATCTCGTCATCTTCCGGGCATCTCGTCACCCCGACAATGGCAAAACAATCGGCCTGCATTGTGTTCTGCACTGCGGCATCCATAGCCAGGATCATCGGATCGTGCTCTGTCAATGGCGGGATGTGTGCGAGACACGAATCCCATAATAGCATACTTGGCAAGAATCGCTGCCCCGTGTCAATGTCCTCCCATTCTGCATTCAACAACACCCGCGCCTCTGCTGCTGTCAAAGTTTGTGCCCGTTTGTCTGCGAACCCCGGCTCCAGGTTCTCGGCGTTTTCAATTGTTAAGAGCGTCACCACAAAACTGTCACGCTTGAACGTCTCACGCGGATCGTCTTTTTGCAATGGCCCGAAATACTCATACAGCCAGTGCTTGCGCGGCGTGGTCGTGATGAATATCTGCGGCGGCTCGTCGTTTGGGCCTGGAATGCGAACACGCCCGTCAAACACCTTGAGTGCCGCCGCCGTCTTGTGCCGTCTGAACTCGTCCATGTGGACGAATGACAGGTTCGGCCCTTCCCAGGCTCCGACCTCGCTCTCCTTTGCCCCTCCGCACAACAGGACGCTTTGTGTGCCCAGCGCATTGTTGAACACGAGCGAAAAGGGCTTTGTCGGCTCCCAGGTGACGGCTTGCCGGTATCGCTGGCTCTCAACGACACAATCCCAGGGACACCACCGCCGGAACTCGGGCCACAGGCTCTTTTTGAAATGTTCAAGATCGGGCGAAACCATCGCCCCTGACATTCCACGCCGCAGTCGTTCCAGCGTCTTGATAATGCCTGCTACTGACTTGCCGCCGCCCTCGCCGCCCTTGAGCAAAATGTAACGGGGCGTGTCGCTGTAAACGGCCTGATGCTCCTCAGCCTTATGCGGTTTGTAAGGTTTGCCGGTGTCCGAGTTGATGTAGACGCCCGGCCATCCGTTGTCACTCGTGATCTGTCGGAGGATCGCCAGCGCCTGCCCTTGTTCTTGCTTTGTCAAAAAGGGCCACAACTTCGGCAATTCCCGCGCCAATTCCTGTGACATTCGTTTCCGTCTCTATCGGCCCACCATCTGGGCCGCTGACCTCTGTTTTGTTCCTTCTTCCGCCCGTCTCTTTTGCCAAGTCGTCAAGCGTGCCCCGATACTGGTCGATCAGCGCAGAGTTGAACCGCTCAATGTCCACACGCTCGGCAAATTCACCCGCACCGATCTGTTTCACGTCGGGCAGCCACACGTTGTGGAATACGCCATCCTCGCCTTGCTCATAAATCTGTTCCTCCAGAAATGTGGCGAGACGTTCTAGCTTTTCGACTCGTTCATGCTCAAGGGCAAGCCCAGAATGCATGATCTCGGTGGCACGGGCCGTTTTCTGTCGCTCAATTTGGGCATCGTATGACTCAGCACGGGCTTGCCATCCATAGTGAATCGACCAACGTTTCAGGGTGTCAATTGACTGCGTTGGGGGTGTAATGTCGTGTTGATCGGTGTACGCACGCTGTAATGACGCCAGTGAGCGCCCCGCACCCATTCGCAAATAGTCGTTACACGCCTGAATCGCCCGTCCCGACTCGCTTTTTTGCTTTTGTCCTGCTAACAGTTCCAGTATCATTCTCTTGCTCTGCTTGCGGCTTGTTTTGCGTCGGAATTGCTGTCATATTCAACACAACGCCAGCCCGCTTGTAAATCATCAATTCGGCTACGGCCTCGATGGCCTGTTCCGGCAGATCCAGGTAGACGCGCAACCCGTTATCCGCCAGCGTCTGAACTTTTGCCACAATCGCTACAAACTCGGTTGGCTCCGACATGCTCCATTGCCTTTCCGACGTTGTACGTCTCTCGCTCTTTGAACTCCTGCACTTTGCCCTTGTGCCAATTTTGGAGCGGGCGCAAATAGCCCACCACACGGCTGTACACCTCACATGGAACTTTGCGCTTCTCGCTCATTCTCCTCTCCTGGTTTTTCCCCGCCTACAGTTCATCGTAGGCGGGGCAACTACTCCTAGTCTTCGCTTTTCAGCGTTCCGATGCGCTGGACAAAGACATCCAGCGTCTCCGGGTCGGCCACGTCCTTGTTGTGCAGAACCTTGTACCGGGCGTTCTCCTCACTGGTAGCGATCACGTAATCTGGTTGGCCCGCCGTGTCGGCCTCTTGATCGACGACGAACACCGCATACAATGCCTTGCTCTTGTTTCCCATATTCACTGCCATTTCTGCTAATTCCTTTCCTGTGTTTTTATAAAGCTCACGCTTTACCCCCTGTGCCATTTCTGGCCCGAATGTTTGTTCAAACTGCTTCAGAAAATCTTGCAAATCCATTCCTTTCTGCCTTTCTAAATGGCTATGTGCCATTTTGTGCCATCACATTCCAAATATCCGCGAAAATAGCCCGGTTGTCCTCTGTGCCGCCATTGCCTCTTGTGCGTCGGCAATGCGCCGCAACTGTTCGACTATGGTATCATCCGGCTGCGGTTGTGGTTGATCTGGGTCGCCTTCGACTTCAAGCAGAAAATCGTCAAAGTGGGCCATCGCCCCCCGCTTGTAATCGCAGGATGTCCACAGAAACACGGTGATCCAGTCGCTCTCGGCCTTTGCCGTGCAGGATAGTTGCACCCATTTGCCGTCAATCCAGGGAATGGGATCGTCTGGATTTTTATGATACTGATCATACCACTGACCCCAGTCTTCGGCTCCATCCTCTTGCCATCCAACGACAAGCCCAAACGGATCAATCCCGACGCGCATCCCGGCCCCGCTGTCGCCTGCGGTGTGTGTCAGTCCCATCGCCCAAACAGAGGCGCGGTAAATCTTGCCAGGTTCGACGGCAAAACGGCGATACAAAACCGCCTTGTGTTTGTGTCCGTTCGTGGTCTGGATAGATACCGCGTTGACGCCAGAGTGATGCTCCGGCTTATTCAGTTTTTCGTCAGCTTCGGGCCGTGAATAATCGCCACCAACCCAGGCGAGATGCCAGTCAACCGGGATCGTCAGTTCGGGTATGCCGTCCTGATCGTAAAATCCCGTCTCGAAACCATCATAAAAAATGGTGATCACTATTCACCTCCACACACCTCTGCAACCTCTTGCGTATATGGCAGCCACGAGGCATCCATATAGCTGAATTTCCACATCATAACGGACAGCGCGTCCGTCCTGCATAGCGCAATCGCCGTGTCTCTCACGAGTGCCGCCGAGGGCGTGCCCGTTGCGATGTTGATAGACAAATGATAGGGCAGCCCCAACTGTTGCGCCGTGGCCGCGACATCCGCCGCCCAGGCTTGCCACGCTGCGACATCAGGGGTGCGTAAATAGTTCGTCTGGGTGAACACGGCATCGAGGTACTGATAATCGTACCCCAAAAGCCACGAGGGCGGGGCATTGACAACGAGTTTACAGCCGGGTAGCACCTGGTGCGCGTACTCTGCCATTGCATCGATCTGGGCCAAAGTTGGCCCCGTTCCCCCGTCCCAGTCGTGCGGCTCGTCCACGCCGTAAAAGGCGATGATCGTGCCGTCATCTACAAATGGCTGCAACCCATTTGAGATGGCATCAAATCGCGCCTTCCAGGCGTCTATCGAGAAATTGCCGCTCGAATCAGACATACTCGAATGCCCGCCCACAGCCACGAACGCCTGCACCCCATTGTCGCGGGCCAGCTGCAGGTAGGTCGTTGAGTTGTTGAGACGACTTGCCGTAAATGGCCAATCACTAGACGGTATCCAGTCGAACGGGCCAAACGGTTTCCCTGCCTGCGGCTGCGGGGTATTGGTTGGCATCGGTGTCGCCGTGCTGGTTGCCGTTGGTTCTGGCGTGTTGGTATTAGTACTGGTTGGCTCCGGGGTATTAGTCCTCGTCGCCGTCGGTTCTGGCGTCTGCAATGGCGAGCATGTCGGGCAGGGTACGGATGTCGCACAAGCGATCTCGATTGACTCCCCCGGAGCAAGAACATATCTGGCAACTTGTGCCAATATCAGCACATTTGCGCCGGTGAATATGATCAGCCCGACGATCAATGCTATGTCGATAAACCTTCTTTCTCTCACATTACCCCCCGATTTGCCCTCGTTTTGGCTTTGGACGTTCGACCCAAAACGCGCCAACCGGCTTGACCTTCTTTTGTGTCTCGAACAGATAGCCCCCAACAAGTTTGGGCTTTTCGCACTTTTTATCCATTGTTCCTCCATTCGTCAATCAAAATCGCCTGCTTTGACGGGTATTTCTGAATCGTCGCCAAATCGAACATAGCACACCCGCGCGCTCCGTTCGCTCTCAGCGTGGCGAACTCAGCCCTAAAATCGGCGTCTGTTTTCTGAATCTCGGTGCTGCCCCCCTGCCATTTGACAGGTGACAGGATCGGCGCGGTCCAGGTCGGCCAATACCCGGCGGCCTTCCATTCGTTGATGCGTTCCTGTAACCACTCGCCGTAATAGGTCATGGGGAACACAAAATCCGCATACCCATAGTCTAACCACGCGTGCCAATCCTGACCATACGCAGTCAGAGCGCCATAGGTCGGATCGTCCCAGATCGAGATCGGGCTGGCGCACAGTTTGACGCCTGTGCCGATCAGTATTTCGCTGCACATCGCCACCGTTTCGGTGATCGCGTCAGGCGTCAGCCCTGACCCAGGATACCAATACCGCGACCAGCGGGTATAATCGAGACATATACCAGAAATGTGGTATTTTGCCAGATCAGCGCATAGCGTGGCGATCAGCTCGCGGGCGTCGGCGTTGCGATAGTCGAGCCAATGCTCGGTGATGCCGAGTTTGCCGATCATGTCCTGGTAGGGGTATGCCAGCCGCCAAAAGTATTTTGTCGGTATCGCCGGATAGACAACCATGCCCAGACGGGCGGCTTCATTGACGATCATCCCCAGGTCGTTGGAATTGCGGGGAATGCCCGCGCTGTTCTCGAACGATACCCCGCGCCCGGTGCCAACAAAAATAAAGATCGCATTGGCCCCGAGTGCGGCGGCCTGCTGGACGCTCTCGACATTATAGTTGTTCGGGTTGGCATCCTGCAACCACAGGCCTTTTATCCCTGCCGGGATGCCGACCTGCGGCGCGGTTTCGAGGGCCAGGACGCGGGCGTCAAGGTTGTTTATGGCCTGTTGGAGCGTTGCACAGAGTTGGCTCAACACGCCAATGGACTGTGCATTATCGCTGCCCACGGCGCTGTTGTCGTTCGCCTGATTTTGTAGCTCCAGCAATGCGGTGTCTAGCTCGGTTGTGTCGGCCTCAATTTTTATGTCTACCATTACTTTTTCTTTTTCCTCTGCATCGCTTTGATTTCGTCCCGCAACCGGTGCCACTCGGCGTTCATTGATGCAATGTCTCTCTGGTCAGACAGTGCCGATTCCATGCGATTCGCCATAGACTGAACCTCTTCAATCAGGCCGGGGAGCGATGCAAAATTCAGCGTTTTGCAGCAGTGACGCATTTCCTCCAGGACACCACACATCGTCCTGTTGATCCACGGTAGTTGAAATTCTCGTCTAGCCAATGTTGCCCCCTATTTTCCCGCCGGGCGCTCTAGTCTGCCGGCCTGTGGCCTCTGCTAGACAGGCCACCCGGCGGGTTCTATTTCAAATATGCGGTGTGCTACTACGCCAAAGGTATCCCGTATGCACGTACCAGAATAGGGGTTTACTGTCCCGGCTTAGGAGTCCACGGGCCTGACCGCGTGCTTCGGCCTTTATCCCGTCCTCCACGTATAGCAGCAAGGCTATCACTGTAACGCCCACACTCATTATAAGATGGCTGCCTTTAAGCCAACTTCCCGCATTATTTTCCATTTTCCCGCCGGGGGCCATTATCTGCCGGCCTGTGGCCTCTGCAAGATCCGCACACCCGGCGGGTTATGTTTCGTCTTTCCAATTGTATTCGGATCGCCGCTTATTGCGGATTTCGCCGCGCTGTATGAAATACCGCTTTAGCTTTCCTCTGTGCCTGTCGATCTGCTTCTTTGTGTATTTCATTGTTTCCCCTTCGCCGGGAGCGGTGATGAGCCGCCCCCGGCCAGAAAGGAGGAGAAAGATGATGGATCATTTATTCAAGAACTTGAGAAAATCGGCGGCGGTTTGCAAGTCCTCAAAAAACGCATAGCGCCCGTCCGGGTAGAATATGGACGCGCCGCACCCTCTATTCTCGGACCTTGCCGCCCCGATCTGCCGTCCGAATGACGAACCCAGTACCTTGTACGTGCCGGTCAGAATCGCGTGCCTGCGCTTGCCGTGCCGGTGGAATGGCCTGTCATACGTACCGATATGTGTATGCCCACCGACGCCAATGTCAAAATCGTAATCTCCTCTTGCCACCCCACCTCAATCGGATGTGTCGAGTTGACGACTGAGCCGTATTTCCATTTGTGACGCAGTTTGATACGCCAATTGTTGTCGCCGTGCGTGAGAGTGAAACACACCTCGTCTGAGTCGTACAATACCCGCACCCCCTCAAGGCATTGCCGTATCTGGTCGAACCCGGCCAGCTTTTTCGTCCAATTGTCGTGGTTGCCACAGACAATGGCGATCCATTTGTCCCGCAGCATCCCCAGCCAATCGGCGCACAGTCGAATCTCGCCGTCGAATTGGAGCGCCTGATCGCGCTGTAGGTGGGCCAACTTGGCGTTGACCCAGTTGTCGATCCCGTCGCCGTGAAATTCAGCGAACAGATCAGGCGATGCGTTGACGATCTCGGCGTCCCGCTTGAGTGCCCGGTAATCCGTTTCGGCACTGCCAAAATGGCAATCGCTGAACCAGGCCACTCCATAATGGCGTTTTGCATCCGGCAATGTCACGCTCTGGTTACGTCGCAGCGCCTCACGTTCTTGCGCGATGTCCTGCGCGGAGTAGGCTTGCGACCACAGATCATCGGGCGTTCTCCCCTGGTATTCGTTTGTTAAGCCCTCGATAACCGGCTTGCTTTTTGCGGCTAGGTGTCGGGCAATTTCCCGGTCACGTGCGGCCTGCGCTTCCTCTAACGTGTCAAATGTGCCAAGTGTCCGCTCTTTCAAATACTTGCGCGGCAAACGGACGAGAAATCGTCCGTAACGTTCCAGGATATGCGTATCGACCGTCTTGTTTCTCACGGCACTTTTACCGTGATCCCCAGGATCGAGGCGATCAGGCTGCCGATCCCGGACGCAATCATCACGAGACGGTTTTCCCTGACGTGCTCCTCTTTATGCCCGTCCCGCCACGTTTCAAGCGCCGTCATCCTGGTCAGGTTATTGTTGCTGATCTGGACGATCTGCGTTGACAGATATTTGAACTCTTGCCGCAGCTCGTCAACCGCCACCTGGATATGCTGCAAACGCTCCTCGAGCACGGCGTCACGCACACGACCATTGCTGTTGTCATCTGCCACGATGCGCCGCCTTTATTTTGTCTTTGATTTGTCGAAAGCGTGCGCGATCTGGCTCGATGCCCACCCCAGGAAACCAATTGCCAAAGCGCGCCAGTATGGCTCTAGCACCAGCCATACATCAGCAGGCACAAATTGCAGCAAGGCAACCGATCCGGCAGGGAGCACCAAAAAAAGCGCCAATACTACCCAGCGCTTGACCTCAGATTCAAGATTCTGGAATGCCGGTATCTTTTCCAGCAAAAACGCGATGATTACCCCGGCGAAACCTCCGGTAGCAATCTGTGTTAGAAATTCGACAAGCGTCGGAAGTTCGTTCATGCTTTCTCCTTGGTTCCCCCCAGAGACACGTAAACCCTGCATCAATTATACCACGTTTTGCCGTGGCGTGTCAAGATGGAATATGTCAAGTATCGGCCCCTAGCCATCATACAGGGTTGGTAATTTGCCAACCTCCAGATAATAATAGATCAGCGCTCTAGCTGTCCATCCACGGGCCGCATACTTGGAAAATTCATCCCGCGTGATCCCTGTGATCTTGGACAGATCGCGGTTTTCGCGTGCGCTCCGATCTGCCGCCTTGGTAAAATAACGCATCACCTGCCCCATTTCACGACAGGCACAGGCCAATGATCGGAGCGATGCGCCCACGCTCGCGGCTGATGCAATTGCAGTCTCGGCTAGATTTTTCATTGTGATACCTCCCATGCCGCAAACGCAGCCGATACCGCGCCAAATACCGTGCGCTCTATTTTCTCGATAAAATGCTCCATAATCCCATCGTCATCTTGGACATAAACGGCACACGATACCAACCCGCCGCGACCGTGCCCGATGCGATCAAATGTCAACCTCACATCATAGCCAGCCAGGCGCATCTTGTCAATCATCTGCCAGACTGGGCTGCTGTAAACCACTGTCATTGTGCTACCTCCCATCCGTTGCCATTGCGGATCGCGTCGTCCGCCCAATATCGCGCAGTCGAGCCGGGCACTTGTGCCAATCCACGCGAAACCAGGATTTCATTGACGCGATTTGCGTCAAGATTCGCGCGATCACCGTTCAGGCTTGCCGCAATTTCGCGCCATTCTGCGATGCCTATGCGCCGGGGTGGTGCGAGCTGGTCTGGTTCTGTTGCGATTTCGTCATCATTTCGTAACGGTTTCGCAATCATTCCGCGCAACTCAAGCCACTGGTTGTACTGTTTGCGCTCGTCGTTGTGCCGTTCGAGATTCCATTTGTCCCAATCGTCGCCAAAATGTGACAGATAAAACGCGAATTCCATTACGTTGGCGTAGAAATCGACAGGCGAGAACAACATCAGCGCTAACGGCCCCCAGTTTTGCACGACTGGAACCCAGACCGCCGTCAATGTCGTCATTTTTGTGTAAACGACCAGGATCGTGCCCAGGGTTGCTAGGAATGAGACAACAAGCGCAAACTTGTCTTTGCCGTTTGCCTGTTCGTCCCGCATCTTTTTGAACACCTCGACGGCAGAGGCCAGCGTTCCGATCTCACCGCCGATGATCATCATCCACGAACCGTACCCTTGCGTAACGCCCCCGATGTCGCCAGCAGAGAATGCCTCACCGCCAAACAGAACAACGCCGATCATATAGGCACAGGCGGGCAGCAATAACGCCCAGAACAAAAACCCGTGCAACATCGGCTCCGGTTTCCAATATGGACGTGGTACAAATTCGTCGTTCATCTCTCCCCCTCCCATCTTCTCACCCTTGTCCCCAGCCCGTGCTCTGGCCCGTCAAGCCCGAATGCGATACCGACCGACAATATCGCCCTATTGAACCCCTGGCGATAAAGGGCGACCAGTTTTGTGACGGGCACATTCTCAAAACCAGGATCTTCCATAATCTGTTGCAACAGGGCATCGTCAACCCCGCCTGCCGTATGGGTTGACTTGAGAATGTTATATACGTCTTCACGGAAATAAACATCAAGTGCCATCTTACCCCCTTTCGTTCGTCGTTCGTTCGTTCGACCCGTACATGCGGATCAATCAATATCGGCCCCCGGATGGGGGAGTGTTCCCCTCAGCGCAGAGCGCCCACCACTCAATAGCAAAATACCGTCCTGGTGATGGTCTTCATTTTTCCATGCTGCCCACGATCTTGAGAAAAACTCGTTGCGAAATTTCTCCCAACGCTCGCGTCCATACCCAAGATAGCTATTGGCCGTGGCCTCGTTGAATGCGGCCCCATTCAGGACAGCGCGTGCAAAGCTGTGCATTTCTGGAGCGTCGAGAAAGTCCAGTCGCTTGTCGTTGCCGTTTTCGTCCTCGACCGCGACCCGAACGTGTCGATCCCCGATTTTGTCGCGCCATTGCACGAAACGAGGAAACACTAGCCCCAGCAGCCCCCCCGACTGGATAAACTCAGACCATTGGATCGTGTCCAGGATAAAGTTCAGGTTTGGCGCGATCATTTCCTTGAACATTGCGTAACACAGCACCACTCCGGCAACGGGCGGCGGGATCAACAACATCGCAGCAAGATAGCGCGCACGCGACCAGATAACCGCAAAGTCCACCGTGTATTCGATGGTGACAACCGTCCAGGTTAGCAGGCAGCCAATGATCGCTATGGCGGTGACAATGCCGAATTTTCTAAGCGCGGCGATAAACCATACGCCGATCAATGCCAGATAGACAACAAGCGGCGACAGCGTAAACGGCCTGAACAGCGGCTCAATCGTTTCGAGTATCATTGTCAGCATCGCATCGCGGGCGATCAGCCACTCCCACCACCCGGAGGCAAAGACAAAAAACGCACCGATAAACGAGCCGACTATGGCCCACCTCAAGAGGTTGATCCGTTTAGTCTCAGGCATCTGCCACCCGAAAAACGCGCAGATCCAAAATACGAGCCGCGAGAACTTTGCACTGATAATGAACAGTGCAAGTGCAACAATGGCAACCAGGCCAATCCATCCGACGGCCAGCATAAACAGCGCCACGAGTAGGATGCTCAGATCCCCGGCAATGGCAAAGACTATCGCCTGAATGACATAGGTCGCGTACTGGCTTTTGTCGGTTTGCGTATTGCGTACTTTTGTTCCTGATGGCCCAAGATCCCCACCGCCTGGATAACCGTATCCCATTTACTCCCTCACTTTCTCCAGAATCGCAAACGGGCAATGATCGGCGTGGCTTCGTTCTGGCGGATTCTGTAACGCCAAACAGACATCACAAAAATAATATCCTCGTGGCGCATTCGTTGAACGCTCGAATGATATGTGTCGTTCCTCAAGCTGGACAAGTGCATCCTTCAGCCTCTCATTCTCTGCCCGCGCCTCCTCCAGCGCGGCGAGCAGGTCGGGGACAGAATCCATCATCGCAAAAACGTCAACACAAGTGACGCCCCACGTTTTAAGCGTTTTTACAGACTTCCTTATCTCGTCAATCCTGTCCTGGTTCATCTTAGTCCCCTTTCTCTATTGCCTTTCTCAGCGTCTCGATTGCCCGACCATCCTCTATCATTGCCGCTGTAAATCTGAATACGCTCCAGCCCAACAATGTCGCCTCGTTGTACTTTTCGCAATCTTTCTCGAAGCCCCCACCGCGAACGTGCCGGCCGCCTGCCCACGTCCCGCCCTCGACCTCGGCGGCGATCATCTCGGTTGGCCACGCAAAATCAAAACGCCAGCGACGAGTAGGAGAAAAACGCCATTCGCGTTCCGGCGTTGGCAGCTCTGCTATGATATTGATCTGGTAGTCGAGCATTTCCTCGGCGGTGGATTTCATACCAACTCGCCCGCCTTTCTGACTTTCTCCACGAGCCTTCGCGTCCAGGACGGCAGCTCGTCCACCCGTCGCTCCAATTCGCTCAACAGTTCAACCAGCGCCTTGGCGTATAGGGCGTCGTTGAACAGAATTTCGCGCCTGTTTATGGCATTGGCGAGTAGGCGGCGAATGGGGTGCTGGGTCACCATTCTCCCTCATTCAAACTTTTCGACCATATCGGCACCACAATGTCACAAAATAGAACATCCCCAAATCCCCAGGCGATCAGATCGTCAGTCGAATAGTACGCCGTGCCGCGCTCGCCGGTCGTCTGGTCTAACGTCTGAACGAGGAACCGGCCGGCGTGGTTGGCGTGGCCGAGGGGGAAATTACCAGTCATAACCTGGCACCTCCTCAGGCGGCGCTTGCCGTAACTCGTATTCGCACAATTTGAGGTACTGCGGCGCGAAATGCAAGGGCCACATAAACCCGGCCTGCTCGAACCGTTGTTTGCTCATTTCCAGAATAAGCAATTCCTGCGTCACGTCGATCATTTCCCCGTTGATCTTGATCGGCGTGTCTCTCGGCTCAGTCAGCCATGGCCTCCATACCCCGAAATATTTGTCAACCGTCTGCTCGACGGCTGAGGACCATTGAACATCACCCGGCTGTGGGATCTTGATGTTGCGGATGTCCACCTGCCGACCTGCCTGCGCGCCCAGCCACACCGGGCAGCCAACGCGCATGGCCAGTTCTTTCACCCTGATAATGGCCTCTGATACCTGCGTAACGCGGTCGGCTACCACGTCAATCGGCACGATCTGGATGTAGTCCATACACAGCAGCGTCGGGGTTTTGCCATAATCCTCTTTCATTCGTTCGATTGCCCGGAAAACGACCTCCGTTGTCATTCGTGGCATCCGAATGTCGGCACGGGCCAGGCTATGCCCGATCATCCAAACCGGCAATTGTACGCCGTGGATCGATTGCTCAATCACCGCCTGCATATCGGCGCGCCCCCACGCCACATCGGACGGGGTAAACTGTCCGCTGATGCCGAGAATGTTCCGCAGTTCCTCGATCACCTGCTCCCAGGTCACATACACCACGCATTCAGTGTCTTGCGTCCCGCGTTCAACGATCCGCTTTGCCTCTGCCCGCGCCTGGAACGACAAAAGAGACGATTTGCCGTGACCAGGACGACCAACAACGGCAGCCACATCACCGGGATGTAACGGGATCATTCGCTTGTCCACAACCGGAACGCCAAATGGAACGCCGGGCGTTGTGTGGATGCGCTCTGCCCAGTCTTTCCACGCCACGGCCTGTGCTGCGGGCGGGTAAACAAAATCGCGGTAATCGAACGTCCGGGCTTGGGTCATTGGCTGCGGCCTCGCATTTCTATCACGGGCGATCCTCTTGCCGTGAGCTGTCCCGCCGCTATTTTGGCGATCACCATCGTCACATCTGGCTCGAATGCGCCCGCGTATGGTGACGAATACGCCCCTGGTATTTTGAACGCCACACCTGAGTATTTTTCCGGCATCACCCGCAGCGCCTCGATCATCTGCGCGGATGACGCCCCTATGTTCTCTGCGATGGTTTTCAGTTTCCTCGGCCAGTGGTGCTGATTCGATTCCGGCATATCAGACAAACGCACCCCCAGGATACAGGCACAGTAGGCATCTGCCACCGTCACCCACTCGTCAGGCGCTGCGTTTTCGTGGGTCTTGATCACCCCTTCGCCAACGTCACGGCCGGCAATGGCTTGTAAGGATTTTAGTCGCTCCTCTTTTGTCGGCTGCTGTGCTGGCGTTGTTGGTGTTGACCATTCGATCTCGTCATCCGGTAGGATTTCGGATTCCGATTTTTCGCCGTCAGGCGGAGTATTTTTCTCTGATGTAGTCTCTGTAGTAGTCTCTGGTATTGGTGTTGCCAAGTTGTCAATGCCATCATGACAACTTGGCAATGCCATATTGACAACTTGACAATAGGCTTTTTCGACTTGCTCCAGTTCGTCATAGTCGATGCGATACCATAGCGTCTTGTCATATCCTTTTTGGTTGTAATTGCCGGTGATGATCAGCGCCTTACGAGTGACCCGCTTGTCTGTCTCTGTCGCTTCGTGTGGCTTTCGCAATGACTCGATAACGCGCCACACGGTGCGCTCGCTCCAGAACGGAAAATTTTCTTGCCACTCAGATCCGGTATTCCAAACCCACCATTGCCCATTCTGCTTGTGATGGGCATCCTTTACCTCTTTGAACTTTTCAACCCAGTAATGGATCTGCTGCAAGACAATCGCCTCGTTGAGGCCAATCGCGGCGGCCAGTTTTGGCATAACCATAAGGGGATGCCCGTCAATCAGTAGTTTTGATGCCATGTTTTCTCCTGTGACAAGATTCGCAGAGCACGATCAAGTCAGTATCTAACTCGTAACCCAGTCGTTCATAGGTCAAATGGTGAACGTGTAAAACCGTATCGGTCTTGCCGCATTCCTGGCAAACAAATCCGGTAAGCTCAAGTTTGCGCTTTCTTGTTTCCTGCCAGTAGGACGACGCCAGATAGTCGTCATAATAGACAAAGGGTGGCTTGTGTGGCTCGATAATGTCGAGCTCGACATCCAAAATCTTGGCGTGTCGGGCAATCATATTAGCCCTTGCGGCCTCGATAATAGCAGAAAAGTCGCTCAATGGTTTTTCCTCGCTTGTTTCAGAAATTCGGCAAACTCTGACGCGCTGCCACCATAAATGGTAAAAAAGTCGTCTGGCTTGCAAGTCAGTTCTACCACCCGCGCTCTATCCCCAAACCATCCAGCCATCTCATTCGCCCTGTCTGTGGCGTCGGGATCAAGACAGATCATCACCTCGGCGAATTGTGAGAACTTGGTGACCCAGGCGCGCTTGAAACCGGCTTTGCCCATCGTCGCCACGACATTGCCCCCGATGCGGTCCTTGACGATGATTCGTTTGATCTCTCCCTCGATTACCAAGATGCTCGACTTGTCTGGGCTGTACACGTCATCCGCGCCAAAGAGGGTATTCCCAAGTCCTGCCATGTGAGGACGATAGCGGTCATTGTCGTTGGTGATCAACCTGTGCCGGATGTTGACGAGATTGCCCCCGTTGATCACGGGTATGGTCAGGCTCATCCGCTCGCGTGGTTGGTCAGTCTTGCAGTGATGGCACACGCCGAGTTTGTACTGGTCGATCAATCTATCGTCGACGCCTTTCTCATACCAAAAGTCTCGCATTTCCTCATCTCGGGCTTGGTTGTAATATCTGATGTGGTCGGTACATTGGTGCATTCGTTCCAGAGCGGTGAGGCGTTTGTCGTGTTCGGCCTGTTTTTGTTCCAGAGCCGCAATCCGCATTTCGAGGAGTTTTTCAGGGCTTGGCGGTTTGGCGTCGTTCTCGTCAATGAATCCCTTGGCGTTACACTTGCGACACCAGTATGAACCCGACGAGAAAATCAGGAACCCGTCCTCTGTCGCTTGTCCACAGAACGGGCAGGCGCTCGATGCTTCTTGCGCTGTCTTTCGTCTGAACTGCAACCCCGGCCAGCGTGTTTCAGCCTCAACTATTCGTTGCTCAATTGCCAATGGTTCGCCCATCTCTCGCCCGCCTCACCCCCGTGAAAAGACTAGTGATCAGTCCTCATCATATTCGATGTCGTAAACGAGATCGCTTCCGCACTCGGGACAATACATAAAATTGTCGGGATCGTCCTCCGTGCAAACAAGCTGAGACTCATGTCCCTGCCAACCACAAGCGTCGCATTCGAGTTGGTAAAAGTCATCCATCCCTCGCCCCTTTCGTTAATAGTTGTATGCCTGGATGGCTTCGCAATCGCTCTGCTAGAAAACAATAATACGGCTCGACAATCCCGGCCAGGTATAGTGCCTCATCTGGAAAAAGCACCGTCGTACCGTCAACTTGTAAGGAATTGGCGATCTCGAAATGGTGATCTGGTGCTATCGGATATTTGCCTAACACCTTGAGCATTCCCGCTTTCTGTGCTGGCGTAAAATCAAATTGCAGTTTATCCATCCCCTCTCCCCTTTCTGAACCCGCCCAGTTGTGAGTCGGTGCTAGTTATCGAACCAAAACACAAGCCGCACATCCTGTAATGCGTCTGGGTAATCACCACGTACGCGATCTTTGAATCCACAGATCGAATTGCCAAACAGCCACACGCCAAATTCATTCCATTTGAGTAGCCGTTGATCGCTCTGATCGTGCAATCGGCAACCCCACGGCCTGTAACCTAGTTTCTCGTCAAACCATTTGATGAGTTCATCAATTTCGTCCAGTGTCAGCCAAGAATCGGTGTGCCCATCAAGCCCCTCGTCTTCGCGGTGCATCCAGGTCGTGAATGAAGCATTCTCTGGAAACCCGCGCGGCTCAACCATTGGCTCTGGCGATCCATTGTACGCCCGGACGCCTGCCATTTTGGAAAAAACGGTATAGTTTCTCCAAATGTCGGCAGGCGCATAATAGTGCCACGAATCTGCAACCTTGATCTCGATATGCGCGTGAATGTCGCACCCCCTCTTATCCCTTCCTTTCCTAGAAACAAAAAACTCGCTTGCTCGCGGGGCCCGTTGGCGGATCTGCATTGCCACTAGGTACAATGCAGACACGGGCCTCGCCAGAAAGCGAGTCATCCTAGTGTTTGGTATGAACCCGCGCCAACGGGTTATCATCTACAATTTTACCACATCTTTCGGCTGATGTCAACCCCCAAAATCTACCCATCCGCCCACCCCTCAAACCGTCGCAACTGTGGCAGCAACAGATACCACAGCATTCTGTCCCAGATTGCCGTCTTTGTCTCGGGCGGCAGTTCGACACACGCCGGCCTGTCCCTGGCGATGAATAGGATGCACATCAGCAGGATGCCGATGGGAATGCCGATAAATAGACCAAGTGCGAATGTGATCATAGCCCCGGCGTCTCCTCGATAATGTGGGCCTCGGCGAGGAGACGATCAACGAAGGTGATGATTGCACACCTGCACAAACCGATTCGATCTACCGCTGCCTGATAATTTGGCGTATCCGAATAGACGAGCAATTCCAGATCGGCCCGTGCCGTAATAATGTCTGAGATCAAGTCATTCAATTTCCTCCGCTGTTCCTCATTCATTGTCCGCCTCCCAATCGGTGAAACGGACGTGACCGCAAGCCGGGACAAGCTCGCCATTTTCTCTCTCGACAACAGACATCGCATCACCGTCACTGTCGGCATAGACGAGATGAAAATAACCCGGTTCTGGATCGCCCCAACGACCGCCTAGCCACGCCTGGAATATGCACCGTCTCAGCCCTGCGCGGGGATCGGGAACTGTCTCGCACAATTCAGCCTGGAAAAACTCAGTCGGCGTCGTGTATCTGTTCCGCAGTTCCTCAAGCAATGATGCCAATGCCTCGCCTTCGGTGTCAGCCCAACATTGTATGGCGTCCAGGTGGGGCACCTTGTGACTGCCACGGAACAAGGCGCGGGCAACAAATCCTGTCCTGTTTCCCTCCTCTTGCACCGTGATGCGAAATACCGGCGGATCGGTACTATAAAAATCAAATGGAATAGTTGTATCATCAAAGTTGTAAGTTGTCATCTCATTCCCCTTTCTGTTCCCACTCCCACCTCGCCCCCGGCACGCAAATCTCGCGACCGGCTCGGGTGATGCGGTTAGCGCGGGCTAACCAGTTCAGCCAGCGGTGTATTGTACTTGTCGAATGTGCTCCAATTCCTTGCATCATTTGTGCGACCGTCGGGGTATTCCCCTGGTGTTCCCGTTTGTATGAAACGAGAAAATCGAACAATGCGTTAGCGTCCATCTGTTCCCCTCTATTTTATCACAGAATAACTATTCTGTCAATATGACAGTTTGTGTCATATTAGCGCCAACTGTTCCGGCACATTCTCCCGGTACAAATGCGCCTGCGATTCGTGCATAAACAGGCGCTCGATACGGGGATCTTTGCCGTTCGATGTATTCAAATCTGTTTTTGTTTCCATCTCTCGCACGCAAACAAACTCATCAGGCGCGGCATATTCCGAGATAATGGTCGTATGCCCGACAGTGACCCAGCTCCTAACTGTCTGCCAAAATTCACTTGTATCAAATTCAAAAGAAGATCCGCTATATCCTTCTGTGTTTTTATATGGCGGATCGGCGTAAATAAGGCATTCGGATTGTGGGGGTGGGCTGCGATAGTCGGAAAAGAAGAAAAGAACTGAATAGAGCGAAGATAATTTTCTTAGCAGCTCTTTTCTCGATCCGTTTGCATATCCGTTTATTCTGTCCTTTCTGTTGCTTATTGCATAGCCTCCAAAAAGTCGCCCACTATGACTACACCCAAACCCGATAAATGCCGTCAATGCCGGATCGAACTTGCCTGCTTTGGCATCCTGGTACATTTCCTCTGTCACCACACGCGGCGGCTGCCAACCGTTCTGCAGCGCCTTCCACATCTCGATCAACTCGAAACACCCATCGCTAGCGTACATCGGGCCGACGTTGTGGACGTGGATCGTCACCCAACACGAACCGCAAAACGGCTCCCAGTAGGCTTGCCCAGGCTTGCGGATTTGATTGATGACGTAGGCAATTTCTTTGCCCAGCCGCGACTTGCCGCCTAGATACCGCATAGCCCCAATCTCTCCGCTATCAGCACGGCAATCAAGGCCAACGTGCAAATGATGGTGATAATGGTGGCAATGGTGCGTTCGCGTTTGGTGGTCATTGTTGCGCCTCCTCAAAACTTGGAAACCGTAACGCGTCAATCATGGCCAACAGCAATTGGCGGGCCTCGTCTTTTGACAGACTGTGAACGACGCCACCTCCGATATTGATCTCGATGCGCTGTTCACCGTCGCGTCTGGTGTAGGACTCGACCTTGATGTCGGTCATTGTTCTCCCCTTGTCGTGGCCTGTAGTCGCTCCGTCGCCTCCACCAGCTCGCGTACACTTTGCCGTATATCGTCCAGTACGGCAAGTATGGCCGTCAGGTGCTCGTCGTCCTCTGCGGCAAGACGGGCCAGGTTGGTGTAGTAGTCGATCTGGGTTTCGATGTCGGTTAGCATTTCTCCTCCAACTTGGCAAACGTGATCTGACGCCCGTCCGCCATCGTCACGCATAGCGGAACGTCACCCGAGAGCCACCGTTTCCAGTTCGGGCCGATGCGGTGCTGTCCAATTTCGACCCGCTGGCCGTCGGTGTCCGTGTACCATTCAAAAACTGTCTTGGCGTCGGTATGGGTGTAGTAGAGGGTCATCTCCCGACTTTCTCCATAATGTGCCCACAGTGAGGGCACCAGTTGACATGACCGTCAATGAGACGATAGCGGGCGGGTGTTCGTCCCCCGCGTTGCCCCGGCTGTGACCAGCGTGCAGGCTCCGACTTGATGATAAACGCCTTTTCGTATCTGTGGATGTAAACCGCTACCTGCCGGTAACAGATGAAAACACGCGCCGCGATCTCGGCTATTGAGCTATCTGGATGTTCAGCTAGATCAATGAAAATGAGTTTTGCCGTTTCGTTCATCGCCCCAGCTCCCTCCGTATCTTTTCCGCCGCCCGGTAGACGGGCTTCATTACGATCAGGTGACACAGATACGCGATCCCACGTTCCAATGCCGCCGCCTTTGCCGCTATGTACTCAGGATCTTGGAACTGGCACAATGGCGACGTATCGTCACAGTCGGGCAGCGGGCAATGCTCACATACCACGATCTGTTCGGGCGTGTCGTGCGTTTCGGGAACATACGGCACATAGGGCGTTTCGTGCAGGCGGTCGGCGCGGGTGTTGGGGATCATTCGTCGCTGCCTTTCCCCTCGTCACTCTCCAACACCATCCCGGCGTACCCATTCCAAGCCTTGCCGCTGCAAATGGTAAACTCGTCCCTGAATGACTCGAACAAATCAGGGACGATCTTGCCCTTTGCCGTCTCGCGCAGCCCTGGCAGTTCAACCCAAATGCAGCGTTCCCAGGATGCCGGGCCGACATAACGCGCCTCGTGCGGATCGCCGTTGATGGTGCATTCGATCTCGTCACCGGGCTGCAAAGTTTCCAGGTTGACGTTGTGCAACTGGATGTGAAAGGTAGCCATTACTCCGTCCAATACCAGCCGACGATCACCGTCACCGGCTGCGCTTCGTCGCCATAGTGAAAATCGTGACGCTCAAAGCGGTAATGTGTGAAGTTCGAGCCGGGCAGCGTGTTGGTCAGTTTGCTGGATTCGATCTTGCAGCCTGAATGGAAAAAGCGGATCAGCGCATAGCTGTCATCGTCAACGTGTGGCGGATTTTCTTCAAGATACCCCATCATTTCTGCTGCATAAATTCCCCACGCCGTCACCGGGTAAAAGTTGTCGTCCTCAAGTACAAATACGATCTTGGCTTTCTCTGTCATCGTCCCTCACCTTTCACCACTGCCGCCTGCACCGTGGCCGTCATCCAGTCCCGATTCATGTCCGTTTCGATGTCGCAGGCCAGAATGTTCAAGACGGCAAAAATGATAATTGCTGCTATGAGCCAGCATCTGTGTTTCATCGTTTCGCCCCTTTCAAATTCGCGCCGGGCTGCCGCCGTTCCCTCACTATCCCGCGTCCTCTATGTGAGGCCCGTCATGTGGTTGCCAGTGGCATTGCCCTCGTTCACCGCCGCGTACAGTCCAGCGCGATGATTAAACTTTTCCCCACTCTTGCCCGTCCCGAACGCCTGGGGGTCGTTCGTCTCGCCCCTGCCTTTCGGCTAACCCCAATGTGGTGGACGGGCAACAGATGGGAAAATTATCGACACAAACTATGATCTAGCCCGCTAAATAGAGCCGCCCCGATATTGCCCGCGCCCCTGATTGGCTCGCCCTCGATACAGGGGTTTCGCCCCGCGTCGAGTTCCCACTTTGAGAAAACAACCCAGACCGGCGTATCGGCGTCCAGGTTCTCACAGGTATAGTGTACCGACGCGTTGATATTCTCGAATGGGTTTTCGAGGTAGAATGGGGCATTCGGCTTGAGGTCGCCTTTGGCGACCTGCTCTGCAACTTGTAGCCCGTGAATTACGATTGTGTTTTCCATTCTCGCCTCTTTCCCGTGTTGTCCAGGTCACTCGCCTGGACTGTGCCCGGATTATGGCTCCGGGCGGGCCTGATTGGTTATGGTAATGTGTAGGTTTGGGGCTTGAATGTGATGGTAAAGTCGGTGATACCCCAAGCCGTGAGTGTGGTTTTTTGGTTGGAGATAAAGGCTTTCGCCTCTTTCTCCGTGTGGAATTTGTAATTGTTTGAAATTGTATTGTATGAGATTGTGACGTTGTAATCCGTGAGTTTCTGCATCTTGTCCCTCTTTCTGTTTGCGTCCCCCTGTTTGTTGAATACAGTATAACACATATTCTATCCAATGTCAAGGGTTTTTGCAATTAAAAAACAAAGTCTCAACTTTAGCTAAAGTTTTAGTACTAAATTTTTAGTAGCAAGATAGGCAATCAGCGCCTCGCGGCGTTCGTCCGGGGTGGTGTTCTCGGTGATGAAATTGCGCTCCTCGTCTGTCACGGCAAAACGGATAAACTGCGACCGGCGTCCATCCGTCCTGGCTGGCCGGCCTGCCCCCTTGCGCTTTCCTCCTCGTGGCATCTCTCCCATTCCTTTCAGTCGAAAAATGGGCGGCTAACCGATGTTGATATGCCCGCCGCCCGGAGGCTGATTAGCACTTCACAATACCCGAAGTCGGCTGATCCGTTACCTCAACAGCCAGACCGCCAGTGCTCCAAAATCGTTTGGTGATGGTGTACACTTTGCCCGCCTCATGGATCTCGTCGCCGACCTGCGGGGTTGAATGCAAAAAGCCGTACTCAAAGAGAAATTCTGTTTTCCCCCAGCTATCGGCCAAATGAACGCCGACAAGGTACGATTTGATTTTGTCCATCTTTATCCCCTTTCTGAAAAATCCCCCGGTATTATGATCCGCCAAGTGATTGCAAAAGGTACTGAATGGCGTAAAATTCTGGGTTGATAAGGCGGGCTATGGCAGCCGCTAACAGGATAGTAGCGATGCTAAAGATCATCACCATCAGATAATCAACACCGTCGTCTTCGTGGTATGCCAGGGTAGTCGATTTCGCGGCCTTAAAGAGCAAAACGGCCAATGTGACGCACACCCCAACCCCAATGAGATTTTGAGCCGCTATGATGTAGACTTGCTTGATCAAGATTCGCCATACCTCAGGCGATGCCGTCTTGACGAATGTGACCAATTCTCCTAACACGTCTTTCCATTCCATCTGTTCCCATCCTTTCTGAAAAATCCCCCGGCGGCTATATTGGCGGTTAGCTCGACCGCCGGGGGTTGCCTTATCACTACATTTTAGAGCGTCAGCTCACAGTTCACCGCGATAACGGCTCCCTTGGGGTTTCAGCCGGTCGCGGGTATGCGGTTGGGTGTGCAATGGGTGAGGGGTGGCTCCTTTCTAGTCGATCAGCTTGACCGATACCGACGGATTGCCTTGTGTGAATGGAATCTCTGTGATCTCTGCATCGCTGCAAATAGCGCGGTAGTCGAATACCTCTTTGCGATGCTTGTTTTTGATCAATTCCAGGTGGTGCTGTTGGCCGAACTCGGCGCACTCGAGCTGATCATAAAAAGCGCCTTCATAGTCGTATGCCTTGCGTCCTGCCGAATAACTGGCCCGGACGTTGCCGACAGTCTGGGTTTTGCCCAGCTCCAGGACAGCGGCGGCGATCTCAGTTTCCAGTGCGTCAAGTTCACGCCGTCGTGTTTCCCATTGTAACATTTTGCCTGCTAATTCTGATGCGTCCATCGTTTCCCCTTTCTAGTCGTCCAGCGGATCGGCGTACTGTGCCCATTCGCGCTTGGTGTACTCGACCGATTCCCCGCATGTATCGCACGTGAGCGTGACCGCATAGAGTGTCCCCGGTTCTTTGTGGAGCTTGCCGCCGCAAATGCAGTCAAATATGGCGGCTCTCTCCGTGGCGTCTGCTGCGCGGATGAAAGTCATTGTGTCACCTCGGCGGGTGACGTTTCCGTTTTTGCGAACTTTGACAATTGATGGTCCACCAATACGGCCCAGGAATTTTGCACTGTACGCTGATCCTTGTCAAGCATTTGTTCGATCACGTTTACGGCGTGTTCTTTGTGCTTGTAGCCAATAGCCAGGGCTGCAACGGTGTACAATTCCCGCCAGTCTTCGGGCGCTGGATAGTTTTGGATAAACTCGGCTGTCAGCTCTGCGGGCGGTTCCGGCGTAATGTGAGGCAATTTCGTTTCTGTCTCTGTCGATTTTGGCTGCGTCGGCGTCACGTCAATGATCAAATCACCATCACCGTCAACCGGGGCTCCCAGCTCCTCTGGGGTGTAAACGCCAGTCTGGAACACGTCGGGGCAGTACCACTTGACGCCATTGGACATTGCCCTGGCAAAAAGCATATTGCGAGGGTACTTGTCGAGATTCTGCGTTCCAGCCTTGCGGGCATCGTCAAGCGTAAACTCACTGCGTCCGAGTTCCTGCACGCCCTCGAAAAATGCAATCTCACACCTGGTTGCTGTCATCTCAACGATGCGGTAATCGTACTTGGCAGAACGCTTGACGGCCTGCGCCATCATATTGGCCGATACCGACACTTTGCCCTTGATGACATAAATCCCCGTCATTGAGGCAATGGGGCCAAATCCTAACTCGCGTCCGGCCAGCACCTTGACGACGGCCTGCTCTGCGTTCGTGTCGTCTGCAAACCGTTTCGACTCAGCCAAAACACGACCCAGCGTCAAGGTATCTTGCAAACTCATTTGCTGCGTGGTAACTAGTGCTGTACTCTCACTCATGTCTCCTTTTCCTTTCTGTTCCCCCTAAAATAATGTACCCAGGCTGTCGGCCTGGGTGTCGGCGGCATCCCTGGCATACATCCTGTCGATGTATGCCTGCCGCGTCCAGTGCTTTTGGAAATCGCCATAAAGGCGATCCCATCCCCGCAGCGTGTGAACCAACAACTTGCGCTCAATCTGCAAAAACAGGTGAAACGGCTCGCGTTCCCAGGTGATGCCTTTTTGGTGGTTGTATGCGTTGAAATCTATTTCACTTACCAGATCCACCTGCGTCGTCTCCGCGTCCATTGCCTCGACCGTTGTGCCCACGATGCGGGCCAATTCGCGTTCGCTGGCTTTGTTTCGTTCGATGCGGTTGTTGAGTCTGTCGATTATGTCGCTCATCTTTCCTCCTGTGCCCGGATAGGCTCCGGGCGGGGTGTGGGCTAACCCTGACCTGTTCTTTGCTCTACGAACAACGATATGTCATGCGGAAAGCGAGAGTTCGCAAAAATGTTGTTGTCTATCATGGATACCATGGTACGAATCCTAGCTATTGCAGCATCATACTTTGCAGCATTTTGTGCAATTTGCTTATCTGACATCAAGAGTGCCTCGTGCAAGTTTGCTATCTCGACGATAACGCGGCAGGCGGAAACCAGCTCCGGCATACAGAGCGCAAGAGTTGCATTGGCGCGCCTTTCGTCTTGTGAGGCAAAACCCAAAACGGTGAATACGTCGATCCCGGTCTTGTCTACGATGGTAATGCCATCCAGATGCCAGGGCCTAGGGGAAAAGGTGTCAATGTTGATTTCGCTGTCTTGACGCTTGACGTGGCAAATCTCACTCGTTCTCACATAGATGATCGATCCGTCCTCTATGTTCTTGATTCCAACAAGCCCACCGTGAAGATTAACAACAACAAACTTTTGATGACAGAGATAGTAGCGCTTTTTCCCGTTTCGCGTTATCTCTATCACGTTTTTGTTCTCGACAATATCACCTATTTCAAATGGATTCATTTTCTAACTCCTCTTTCATCAATCTGATAAGATTTTCCTTCTCGCTATCGGATTCAGACGACATGTAAAGTGCCCGATATTTGTCAAGTATTTTTATGGTATTAACTATGCTAACAACTCTGTACAGCGGTGATGGTCCGAGCATAGGTACTCCAAAAGAAGCAAACACAAGTTTCTTCCAGAACTCAATGCTATCTAATATTTGCTTCTCATCATCGCTCATGGGAAGTTGTTCAAAGTGAAATTCATTCTCTTTCATAGCCCCAAGTACTCCCGTGCGTACCGCAGCCGACCGTCGTGTTCGTGTCCCTCAAAGTATGCCGCCAGTTGCCGGACTTGCTCGTGCTGTGAACCGGCCCGCTGTGCTACGTGGGCAACCAAGTCAACGAATTGTGACGGTGAAAGTTGGCACAAGCACTGTTCTACGTGGAAGGAAAGCCGCCCCGACCGAAGCGCCCAAACCAGTGAATCAACAACCCCTGCGACCCGGTAATCTGAATGTCCCTCAAGCGCCAACCGGACAAAGTGCACTTCCATCCGAACGCCCCGCCGAAATCCTAACTCTTGCCGTAATTGTTGTGCGTATGATTGTCCCATCTTGTCCCTCTTTCTGCTCGTTTGGTTAACTGTATACATTGTATCACACAATCAGCAGAATGTCAAGGGTTTGCGCAACTAAAAAAGAAATTCTCAATAAAGTACTAAATTTTTAGTTCCTCGGCATCTAGGGCGCGTTCGACCAACAGCCGGATCATCTCGCTCCGGCTCCAACGTTGTTCGCGTTTTTGCTGTTCCTCGATGCGCTGAACCATTGACGGTGTAAACCTGATTGGTATGACCTCGGTCCGTTTTTCCTGTTCCATCTCTCCTATCCTTTCCCCACCCATCCCCAGGCGGTCATTCGGCGGCCTGCTCTGGCTGTTCCTCTGCCGGTTTCATCCCCTCGGCAAGCGAAATTACAGCCGCCTCGATCCATTGTTCTGGCGTCAAGTCTGACAATCGCGCCAGTTCGATGGCCAGGCGCATGGTGTCGGTGTCTAGGTCGATACGGGTGGTCATTGTTCTTCCTGTTCCATGTCTAGCTTCTCACTTGATACGGTATACGACTCATAGTGATCTTCGTATTCGTCAACGTGTACCCTGACGCGGTATGCCTGTTCTGTCTCAAGTTCGCCGCAAATGTACGGCGTTTCATCCTCGTTGGTTTCTCTGAGAAAGTCGAGATAGGCCATTGGCACTTGTTCGCCGGTTACGTTCCAAATGTCGAACGAATGCGGAACACCCGGATCGTCAACGTGCGAATGTAGCCAAATCGTTAGTTCGACTTTCATTGTTCCCCCTTGTACTCGACGCCCGAGTCAACCAGGATGCGCCCCGTGTCGAGCATTTCGGCCATCATCCGAATGGCTGCACTCAGGTTCGGCCCGCGCAATGTTGACAGTCCGTGGTCGTCTGAAAAACGCGATAGGCGTTCAATGGTTGCCGCGTCCAGGTTGACGCTTGTGTTCTGATATGTCATGTGTCCCTCCATTTCTAATATCTATTATACAATGGAATGCCGTCACCTGTCAATAGTATTTTCGTGGATATATCGCCTGACTACTTATGCGCCACTTTGCCAAAGTTCGCGTGCTACGTAAATTCCTTATTTCGGCATTTGCGTAGCATGACAAAAGCCGCCAGATGGGGGCTAGATATTTGACAATAGACCTATTTTATGGTATGATTTAGCTGTGAGACAAAGAGAAGCCGCGATCATTTTTGAATACCACAAAAGCACAGGCTTTTTCAACAAAGCCCGGTATCATAATTTTCTCTTTGTCTCACAGCAACAGAGAACAAAACAATGATACCGGGCTTTGTCATGTTAGGCTGAAAATATGAGAGCATATAAAGCGGAACTCGATCCAAACAACAAACAAATTGGTTTTTTTCGTCAATGCGCCGGCGCGTCCCGTTTTGTATTCAACTGGGGATTGGCTAGGTGGCAGCAATTATATGAGGAAGGGGAAAAGCCAAGTCGGTATGGTTTGTGTAAAGAGTTCAATTCAATCAAAGACGAGCAGTGTCCGTGGATTCGAGCCTTGCCCTATGCCGTTGTCGAGGCAGCCTTCTATGATCTTGGTTTTGCATTCCAGAATTTTTTCAGACGTGTCAAACAAGGGGCCGATAAAGCTGGTTATCCAAAATTCAAACAGCGATCAGGGAAACGATCTTTTGCTGTGCGAAGCGCAACCGTTGAGCGCGACAGAATCAGGATCACCAGCCTGGGCTGGGTGCGTCTCAAAGAAAACGGCTATTTGCCTATCGAGGGCAAGCACACGGTATATGCTAGAATCTCAGAACGTGCCGGACGTTGGTATGTAGCTATTGGAACAGAACATGAAGCAGAGCCAACAGAACTGACCGATCTTGTAATTGGCATTGACCTGGGCCTCAAGACGCGGGCCGTATTCTCAAATGGGACATTTTTTGATGCGCCCAAAGCGACATACGAGTATGAGAAAAAGCTGGCGCGGGCAAGCCGTGAACTGTCACGCCGGAAGCGGGGCGGGCAGAATTGGAAGAAAACAAAGCTCAGAGTTCAGCGCCTGCACGCCAAGATCGCAGACGTTCGCAAGCATTGGTTACACCAGATCAGCCATTATGCAACGTATGAGTTGAGGCCAAGCGTGATTGTCCTGGAAGACCTTAACGTGTCCGGGATGGTGAAAAACAGGCACTTGGCGAAAGCTGTCAGTGATGCTGGATTTTATGAACTACGGAGACAGATCGAATACAAAGCTGCGTGGCTTGGTATCGAGGTTGTCATAGCAGACCAATGGTTTGCCAGTAGCAAAACGTGTTCTGTGTGTGGTTGGAAAAACACAGACCTGGCACTCTCGGATCGCGTTTTCAAATGCCCAGAGTGCGGGCTTGAGATGGACAGGGACTTGAATGCGGCGCATAATCTGGCCGCTTTAGTGAACCGTCAAACAGACGGGGATTGCCTGGGGAGTTGCGGTGATGTAATGTCGTACTGTGAACCAGGAACTCGGCAGCCGAAAGCAGGCATAAGAACCGGGATGTGATCGGGGTAAATCCCGATCATCACCTACGAACTGTGGGATTCAACGTGGGCTTAATAACTGCATATAGGGTTGAACCCACATGCGCGTGGGGGATTGGTCTTGCGATCACTCTTTACAGGTTGATCGAAAGTTGAACCCACATGCGCGTGGGGGATTGGGTGCATCCTGACAAAGCGGCGGTTGTCTATGCGTTGAACCCACATGCGCGTGGGGGATTGGTGTAGCACGAAAAACGAACTTTGACAAAAGCCAGTTGAACCCACAGGCGCGTGGGAGATTGGGAAGCCGCATCAGAAATGGTGCGACTTTTGTCAGTTGAACCCACATGTGCATAGGTGACTGAAAGCCGCACCCTTTCGAGCACGGCTTTCCTTACTGTTCCGCCTATGGGCGGTCAGCTATTGTGACGCACATGCTAGCCTATGCGCCACGATATGACGGCGCTGGTATGCCGTCGGCCCGGCCATACTATGTACCGGGGGAGTATTGTTACGCTAAATGAAGCGCTTTTGTTTTTTCACCTGCCATGTATGACCACGGGCAATTGTCGGTTGTGAAATATCCGAGACGGTATAATTCAGCATCCACACGCTCCAGTGTTTTGCTGTGCAGTCTCATTTTAGGGCCATTGGCATCGATCCATGTTGCCATGTTCCAACTGCCAGTATAAGCACGGCTTGCGCCCAGCCAATCGACCACCATTTCCCGCACATAAATTTCAGGCATTGGCAAACAGCCGTTTTCAGCCTTACTGCCCCCATGACTATGATCGCTACGTGTGATCCAATATTCCCAGTGATGTGGATTACAGTTTTGATGATGTAGCCACGCCGCTGCAAATCCATGTGGATCGCTTTTGTCTCCAAAGAATTGCCGATCATAGTGTGGCAATTCTGATCTTGAGAATTTGCTTATATCATGGACGATAGCACGCCATAGCGGAAACCCTGTCCGAATTGCCGCGATCAAAACGAACCATTTGTGTTTTAGTGTTGCAAAAAAGTATCTCATTTTTCCCTCTTTTGTTGCCGGTTGCGCTTTCGGGCGGGGGTTTCCCTACTCACGCAACCGGGACAACCTAGATGTCGTGTCCGCGTTTCAGTAGATCGATGCCTTTCGGCGTCAACCTGTCGAGCTGGGCCTGTAGCTTGTCGCGTTCGTCGCGCATGATGCGTTGTTCCTCGCGGGCGTCCCATTCGCGGCGTCCGAGTTGGAGCAGGAATGTTTCGCGTTGTGAGTCGGTCATGTTGATGTAGTCGTCCAGTTCGGCGTCGCTCAAGACGGTGGTGTTGCGAATGGCGCGTTCGTCCTCATTATCCTCGCCATACCGGAAATCGACGCTCACCGTGCGGCTGCGCCCGTGCGACTTGACGCGCATCCCCTCAAAAATGACCATTGGTGGGGGGCGTCGTTCTGTGAGTCGTTCCGACGGTAGGTGTTTCCATTCCTCGACGCCAGCCACGCCACAGGCAATGCAGAACACCAGCGCATAATCTGCGTCCTCACCCTGCACGTTCACCGTGCCTGTGCCGCGTTTCATCTGCGCGCCGCACACCGGGCAAATTCGTGTTGAATCCACGAGGCGCGACGTGCCGGTATTGGCCGTCACGTAATAGATATTGTCCCATTCAGCCGCCGCGCTGCCCAGGTCCTGCCCTTTTGCCGTTCCGGGTATCAAGTCGCCGTCCGGCTCAAGTGTGAGCATCGTCGCAATCGCGCCGCCGTCCGACACGCGGAACAACAACGATGACTGATAGGTCGCATTATCGTGCTCGTCGAACACGGCCTGAATGTGAGCGATAGTGACGTTTGCCGCAGCGCCTGCGCCGTCGGTATCCGTAGCAAACCCGAGACGTACCCCGTTGCCGTCAGTCGTATCGGGATTGTAGAATGAGTTAAACACCGGTGCGGCTGCGTTTGAACGTTGGTAAACGGCTACGCCGCCAGCCGTGGTGACGTGTAGGGCTGCCAGAGGCGTTGCCTCGCCGATGCCGACGCGCCCGTCTGAACCACGAACCCACAGGGCATTCGGCACGCCCACGGCCTCGATACGGGTATCCACGTCCGCACCGCCCTCGTTGAATACGTTATCCGTCGCCCCGAAATGGACGAACTCACCCAGGGCAACGCCTGCCTTTCTGATGTAATAACGGATGATCGTACCCTCAGCCGCCGCAGCGGGGTTTTCCCATTCGACCAGCATCGAGGCGGCGTCCTCCATTGCCCCGCCCGCGTCCTCAAGACGGTAGAGGATGCGCCCGGCAAAACCCGCAGCCGCCGCTCCACTTGTGGCATGTTCCATCGTTTGCCATGTTGAGTAGGTATTGGTGATGGCATCGCTGACGTATTGCGTCGTACTGCCCTCGGCGTCGATCACATATTTGATCGCGGGCGCGCCGTCGTATATTTTGAGCACAGAGTTGGCGTCTGTGCCGGGTAGGTTGATCTGCAAGTCCGACTGCGTTGCCACGCCGCTATCGTCCAGGAAAATCACCGCCGTGTCGTCATTCGTCCCACCCACGAGCCGGATCTGTGGCGAATCGGATGCACCATCGTCCAGCACGAGATTCTGAGAACCGGTCAACACGCCCGTCGCGCCAACCAACCAGGGCGTGCCTGGATCGCCGTCGCTTGCAGCCAACGCAGCGGGCGGGTAAACGATGCGCCAAGCCCCTTCCCAAACTTGCCACACCTGATCGGTATCAGTTTCGGCAAAGTGGGTCAGCTCGGCAAGGTCGCCAACGACGAGTAGTAAACGCTCGGCATTCGTCCCGATGATCCACGGCGCGTTCCACGAAACCAGATCCCACAGGAAACGCCAGTCATAAATGTCATCCTCGGTGATCGTCGTCTGTCCGTTTTCAAGGTCAACCAGGCATACCGGGATCGTATTTGCCGATAGGTCAGGGATTGGTGCAGCGGCTGCAAGGGGCACGATCAACCCGTCATCCGAGTCCAGCGTATTAGACGCCCCATCCACAAAAACGAGCGTGAAACGGTGCCCGGCTACACCCGGCACGCTCGCCGCCAGATTGATATTCGCGCCGGGAAAACGGTGAACGTCGGCATAGCCGAAAACGTATTGCCCCCGTTCGACGTGGACGGTCAGATCCGGCGTCGCCTGTGCCCGCCCGCGCATCTCGACGATGTTTCTCAAGTCAATCGGCGCGGGGTCTGCCCCCGATGCGGCGTTGTGCGATTCGCCGTGGTTGCCCGTCGTAAAATTGTCAACCGTGTCCTGGCTGATCACATCCTGGTACAACGTCCAGTTGACGGCGAGCACCTGCTCAAATTCGTCTGTTGGAAAACGCCGCCCCACGACGATGGGAAAATCCTCGGGGATGCCGGGAGCGATGATGTTGAACACCTTTGATACTTTGCTCTGGTCGGCACTATACCGGCACCAGATATACCCCGGCTCACCTGCAACATTCACCGTCCCGCCGCCATTCCCGGCCAGGGCGTTGCGGTATTTCGCGATCGTCTGTTTTGAGTCTAGCAGTTTCTGCCATTCCAAGATGGCGCGTTCTTCGCTCATTCTACACCGCCAATAAATAGATACGATAGGCGATCAATGCCGCGCTATCGTCATCCAGGTTGCCCGTTTTGTCTGCCCAACCGATACTGACCGGCTCGTCGTAATAGATGGCGACTTGATCGATAACACCGCCGCCGCTTCTATCCGTCGTGGCAATGATGAACCCATCGCCCGTGTTGCCATCTGCTGCCGATACGTATATATCCGCATCGCCAGGGAATGTATCGCCATATTCAACCCACGACGTACCGCCGTTGTTGCTATAGTACAGGAAATCTTCTTCGGCAAAATACCAATACAGGTTGGCGATGTCCGTCCACCCGATGACGCCCAATCCGTCTACAGGCCACGTGAACGTCGCGTCACCCACGTCGGTTGTTACCGGCACGCCCACGTCGAGAAACGTGTCAATGGTACGGAGGATGTCCACCCCGCCAACTGTAGACTGCCAGATCAGGATGCCGTCATCGTCGTCATAGGTCGAGTCTTCCCAAAACGTGAGTGGATGGACGTTGCCAGAGTTGTCGGCTAGATATGCCGTCCACGCGCCCGATGTGTCTTGCGTATCCTCGATAAACAGGATGCCCAGGTTGACGATACCGATGATCACGCAGCGGGGTTCAGTTGCACCAACATCCAAATGCTTGGACACGGCAAAGGGCTGCCCTCCGTCGATGGCCTCGCCGCCGATGCCACGCCCTCGCCAGTCTGCGGGCGTAGACGATGCGCCGTTGGATTTATTGTCAATCACCCAAATCTCGCCGCCGAACGTCTCTCCCATCGCGGCTACGTAATCGGGCAGCAGCGCGCAAAAGTCGATCCCGCGCACCGAGTCCGATGTTACCGTGGCGATGCCGTCGATGTCGGTCAGGGAAAGCAGTTGTGTCCACGTGCCCGTACCCAGCAAATCGTCATTGTAATACACCCCATCATTCGTCCCGGCCCACCACTCGCCGGGGGCATTCGGGTCTTCGACAAGCGTCCAGACGTAACGGGCATCGGAACCGGACGCGCCCAGCCCGTCGTTCAGTTCCTCCCATACCGGCGTCGTGTCCAGCAGGTTGTAAGTGATCCACACCCCGTCATCCGTGGCCACGAGGGCAATGCCGTCAAATCCGGGTGGCTTTTCAGGCGGCGTCTGTGTCTCGCCAGTGGTCGGCTCCAGCTCGTCAAGGATGGGCACAGTCACGCCGTCCGGGCCATCTGTCTCGTATTCGCAGCGGTATGTGGTCATCAACACGCCCTGCGCGGCGTCATAGTCAAACGTCACCCCACGCACCAAAAAATCGGCGTTGGTGAACGTGTACCGTTCCAGCGCCAAGTCAACGTCGATATATTCCTGCGGCCACAGGTCGCCAAACCGCCAATTGCCCGCCATTTGCAAAGTCAGCTCTGGCCAGCGGTTGTTGGCATAAGCGTACAGGTCGCCCGATAGCGTATTGAGCTGCGCCTGTCCCGTCACTGCCAGGTTGTTGCTCGCCTGGTTTGTGCCGATATACCCCGAGACGTTGCCCGGCGCGATGGACAGGTACGGCGTGATCACCCCGGCGTTGTACAGCACGCCCCCGGCCTCGACGATATTGGCGGGAAACTCGTTGATCTCTCTGAGTTGCACCTGCCCGATCCAGTCGCCCGCGTCCAGGTCAAACAGCGTGGTTGCTCCACCTGCGGTTTGTACTTGCCTATCAATGACGAACGATGCCCGTTCGTACCGGTCCATCAACACGCGGCCCACGACGCGGGCCTGCAGGAAATTGTCGAGCGACGCGCGGAACAGATCCCCGGCAAGGAAATCCTGCCCGGCGATCTCCCGCGTGTCCGATGCTCCGTCGAGTTGGATGTCTGCGTACACGTCCGTAATGGCGGCAAGGTTGGAATGCCACACCGTGAACCACCACGCGGCCCGCGAGATGGTCAAATCTTGCGCGTCCGTCCATTCCGTTGGCGTGTCGTCGTTCGTGACGGGCACGGGATAGTTCTCGCGTCTGCTGGCCTGTTCTGCCAAAGAAATCACGTCAAACGTGACATCCCCTGTTTCGCTGTCCTGGGTGACGGTGCCGTCTGCAATGTGCCCGACCATGACGATGTTCTCTGCCCCGTCAATCGGACCTAGACTTTCCTTTGTCCCGGCATACCAGTCATCCGCGAACAAGATGACCAGCGCGCCCGGTTCCACGCTGTACTCGGCGGCCTGTGAGCCAAAGATGCGGATCGACGTTGACCACGATCCAGACGTAAAATCACCGCTGATGGACGATACGTCAAAGTCGGTGATCGGTACGTAATTCGCCCTTGGCGTCGGGTCCGTTCCCGTCTGGTATTGGTCAGGCCGGCGCAAAGTGAACACGTACCGCACCCCGCGCCGGAACTCGATGATCGGATCGGCCACGTCACTCAGAACAGAAAGCGTCGTGCGATACCCGGCAAGCCCAGACAGGTTGGTGTAGGTTTGCGCTGCCGGGTCTTCGAGTGCCGATACCCAGCCCGCGCCGCCATCCTCGCCAGCACTTGCCCATGCGTTTACCGTGCCGCCGGGCGACAGAGTATAACTATCCGACCAGTCAAAATCAACGTCCACGCTGCCCACGTCAGGATCGATGAATGCTACCCGATGCGGGCCCATGATCGGCGTCGGCGGGTAGACGGCCTCTGAGTCTGCCAACTGCGCCCAGGTATAGCCATCCGCACCGAGCGAGTCCCGAAAATAGCCCCACGCCTTGAACCACGACAACACGCCCCCGGCCTCCGTCGTCTTGGGATACCTTGGGATATACCTGAACTCGTCAAGTACCACGATTTTATCGCCGTTCTGCACGTCGCCCAGTTCGCCCGAGTTGTAGATGTACAGCGTCTCGGCCCCCGCGCCAATGGTTTGATCACCGTGGACGGTGAACACGCCCCGGTTGCGCCCGCCCGTTGTGGCACTGTCGATCAACACCGTCATCCCGTCGAGCAGCGTTGTGCCGTTGGCAGAGACGACCACGATCTCGTCGTTCGTCGTGCCGGGTGCGCCGTTGACGGTTCCAGACCAGACGTAACCCGACCACGTTCCGGCATCAGAGTCATACATCTCTGCCTGCTGGATGATGAGGTACAATTTTGTCTGATGCGGCACCGATCTGAGTTTGAGTAAATCGGCCGGTGAAATTGTCATGTCACGATTCCACCAAATGACTAAACGCGATCCGCACGTTGCTGTAAACTACCGGCCTCTGTGTCCTTGGTATCAGCGTCATAGATTGTCCCATTGTCGGCCTATCCATCACCGCGCTGTATTCGTCGAAAGTCTGCCCGGCCCCGCCACGATCCGTCGCCGTGCTTATGTATACCTCTGCGCTGGCCTCGTCTGCCGTGATAAAGTCCAAGAATTTGTTGACATCGTGCTGTGAAAGCGTGTCCCAGTTCCATTCAGCCACGCCAAAACCGAATCCCTTTTTTACGCCATCCCCTGCCGTCTCTACCCGGCTGTACGGTGTAAAAGACCAGCTATCCGGCTGCGGTATCGACTGGAACTGCAAAGCGTGAATCGTTCCGGCTGTTAGGCCAAGTCCAAAGTCAAGACATTCGCTCATATTATGTCACCTCGCCACACTGATACGCTGGGCCAATTTCAACGCCGCCGCCCACACGATTTGCTGTACTGCGGCGGCATCCACGCCGCCTGTATTCGCGCCGTTGACGTTCACATCTAACCCGCCACCGATGTCTAACCGGTTATTCCTCAGCGGCACGAACGCGGCAAGCTCCGGCCCCGCCTCGCCTGCGACAAAGCGGGTTGGACGGTTCACGATGTCCATGCCGCCCTCTGCCCTAAAGAACTCGTGACGCCTGCGCCATGCCTCATCAGCATCATAGATGGGCGCGGCGTTCGTCTCGCTTCCCAGGAAATTGCCACGCTGACGGGCCTGCTCGTCTCGCGTCAATCCGAACGACGAGCCGGCCACCGTTTGCATTGCGGCTGTGGCTGCCTGTGCGATGGCGGCCCCTGCACTGGCGATCTCTGTCGTGGCAATGTTGGTCATTGCGTCCAAATTAGCCTTCAATTTTTCCAGTTCCTTCTGATACCAGATGTCCAAATCCTCAAGCGCCCTCTCTCTGGCGCGTACCAAGTCTTCGTTTTGCCGTTCCCATGACAGCTTGCGGTCTTCTTCCTGGCGTTGCAAGGATAGTTTCAGATCGGCCTCTTGTTGCGCCTCGGCCTCTTGCTGTGCTGCGAGTGCCTCGGCGTTTTGTTGTCTCGCCTTTTCCATCGCCAGGGCTGCGTCCTCGTCGATCCGCATTTGCTTTTCCGTCAGGTCTCGTTCCAGCGTTGCCTTTTCGATCTGTTTGTTGCGCTGTTCGTCTCGCAGGTCGCGTTGTTTCTGTCGCAGTGCGGCGGCGATGGCAACCGCGTCATTTCGGCGGGCAGCTTCGGAAATGGTATCATCGGCCTTCTGGTTGATCTGGAACAGGGCTTCACGGTGCGAGCGTTCTAAATCCTCGCGCGCTCGTTGCGCCTCGCGGGTTGCGTCCAGCTTTTGTTTGGCGATGTTGTTTTCAACTTCTATCAGCCGTGCAGCGTTGGACGCTTCGATCTTTTCCCGGGCCTTGGCATTGTCGCGGGCCATGTCCTCGCGCTTGCGGGCGAGGTTGCGATCTGCGTCCTCGATCTGGCGGGCGCGCTGGATGGCAATGTCCTCGTCTCGGCGGGCATTGTCCAGGGCGATCTTTTCCAGTTTCTCGGCGCGCTTCTTGTTGAGTTCGTCAACTTGTGCCGCCGAATCCTCTGCCGCGTCGCCCATGTCGGTGATCGCGTTCTCGGCGTTTTCAATCGCCGCCGTCCCGGTCGTCAATATCTGGAACGTTTCGTCGAATTTCTTTTTGAACAGTTCGGCCTGAATGGTTGGATCTTTGATGACATCGCCCAGGTTAGCTACAACCTCTTTCCAACCGGCAAAATACGAGATGCCGTATTTCACCGCCATGAGTAATCCTTCGATACTCTTGGTCAATGCATTTGTAGCGGGCAAAGTGACGGTTTTGAGGCCATCACTAAACTGCTTTAGATTGACATCCAGTTGTTTGAACGGATCGGTGGCATACTCGGCCATGTTGCCCGCCCGCTCGATAAAGTTGCCACCGTCGGCAAGCACGGCGTTAAGGGTGGCGATCTGTCTTTCCTGGGTAGTCATTTGATCCGTTGTTTTTCCAAGACTCGCCGCATATTGATCGACGGCCTGTCCAACCTTGACATAAACTTCGGCATTGTCAATCAGTAATGGTGAACCTTTGATGATACCACGGATCAACGTCTCGAAAACGTAGCCGATGTCTTTCCCCGTCGCCCGGGCTGAAACTTCCGCGATCTGGTACAAGCGGGGCAGTTGATCGGCGATCTGCGAACCACCCGCAAGCAATGCGCTGTTTGCCGTCCTAATAAGGGCTGCCGTGTCCACCGTACCGCGTGAGACAGAACGCAGATCCGCGATCAGTTTTTGAGCATTGACGCCAGACGATGCGGCAAGGTTCTGAAACGAGTTTCGCATGTCCTCAAGTGCCGCCGCCGCCTCGCCAGCTTCAAGAGACTTTTTGATAGCTACGCCCACACCGGCAATTGCGGCAGTGACGATGGTCGCAGTTGCGCCAATACTCTTGAGCGCAGCAACCGTTTTCATTCCAGCCGACTCGCTATTCTTGGCTACCTGATCGAACTGCGCCGCGCCCTTCCGAAATTCATCGGTCAGGCCATACATATCACGCCCAGCTGCCTGCGTTGTCTTACCAATCGCAGACGCCATCCGCGACGTTTTCTTTTCCATCTGGTCGATGGTCTGGTTGTACTTTGCGGCGTTGCGCTCAAAGTCTTGTATTCTGAGTACGGCATCAAGCCCTATTTGTGGAAAAGCCATTCCACTATCCTTTGCCCTTTTTGGGCGATGGGATCGGGTATTCCACCTGCACCCATTCGATCTCGTTTATCGTCTGGTAGGTTGCGATGATTTGTGCTCTGTCTAGATCGTCAAACTTGTCATAAAATTGTGATTCAGATAGCCCCATTTGCAGGGCTATCTTGCACACGATAAAGCGTAAACTCGTTGTTAGTGGTGCTTCCCTTTTCTCATTGGCGTATCTGTTTACATAAACTTCAAGAGGCAGTTTCAGCCATTTCACGTTGAAAGCTGTTTTTCACGTCTTCGACGACCTCTTGAGAGATGCCCAGCAGTTCGTCAAGTGCCTCACTCACCACCACCGCGTCGTCGGCAAGCCCCAACACAACCCATTCGAGATAGTCCAACTTGCGCCCTTGCGGGCCTTGGCGGGGCTGCCACGATGCGTCAATCATTCGCGCAAACTCGCCAAACTCGGCATCCGCATCAAGCCAATCGGGTACTTTCACATCCTTGAGTGAGTACAGATAGGTATAGTCGTTGATCTCGGCATAGCGTTGTTGGTCGAGCGCGTCACATTCGCCTTTCCAGGCGTCGTATTCCGGGCCTTCGACTGCTAGAAGCTCGGCCTCTTCTTTTGGCTGATTCTTGCCCCGATACTGTTCGATTGTGATCGTCGGCTGCGGCGGGTAATGGTATTTAGCCGACACCAGCCTATTGATCTTCATATTCGGCGGGCGGTACACGCGCACTGGCCCGATTGATTGCAAAACCACGTCTTTGTATGCTGCCATTTTGTTGTTGCCTTTCTAGATAGGGCGGGCCGTTACACCCGCCCATCACTCAAATTATGAAGGCCGCATTTTCTGAACGTCCGCGATACCGGCGATGGCATTGGCCTGCCCACACGCCAGGGCGACGTTGATGTCACACACGTACAGCCCGTTGAGGCCGTTGTTCGTGACCAGATTTTTGCGCTCCCACGATCCGCCGCCGTTGAGCGTGCGGAAAAAGTAAAAGTCGGAACCCAAACCATACCTAGTGCTCACCGACTCCGTACCGTGGATCAAAACCTTGTGTTGCTTCATACCGGGCTTGGCGTTACGAACGCGCCGCACGGCGGTTGACGCCGTGGTCGATCCCTGGAACGCGCTTGCCGTCCAGTTTTCGCCCGCATCGTTGGTGATCCACAGGCACTCGCTGTTGGCGTCGATCTGGCCGCCGACGATGGCACGATACGAGCTGTCCACCTGGACGGTATACAGGTTATACGTATCCGCCGAGGCCGGGCCGGTCACGTCAGACCACGAGGTGCCCTGATCGACTGTCCGGATCACGGTGTTGTTGTCACCAACGGCATAGAGGATTTCGCCATCCGATGAATGGATGTCCCACAACTCCTCGGTCGTGCCGGTCGTGGTTGGGGCGATCTGCGTCCACGAGTTGCCACGGTCCTGGCTGTAGTAGACGTAGCCGCCATTGCCGACAGCCCACAGGAACCCGGCCGAGTATTTGTACATCGCATTGACGTAGCAGCACCCGGCTGTTCCGCCTCCGTCTACCTCTGTCCAGGTGTCGCCCCAGTCGTCCGAGACGGAAAAACGCGCGCCGTATGATGTCGAAACGTTGCCGCGACACACGACGATGCGGGGGGCCGTCTCGCCTGCCAGGATGACGCACGAACTCACGTGCGCGTTGGTATCGGCAAAGGGATCGGTCGCGCAGATCGTCCACGAGGCCGCGCCGTTCTGAGTATACCATACGTTTGCCGTGGCCACACCATAGGCCGCATTGGCAACCGCAACACCCCAGTAACAGTCTTTGATCGCCGCGCCGCAGTCGCCCTCGCACCGTCCATCCTCCAACATGGCGATGTCGTTAAGTCCCTGAGTCTCGGTGATGCCCGTGTTCGACCGGACAACCGACACCTTGACGATGGTAATGATCGCCTCGCCAGTCCAGTCGGTTGACAGTTGAATACCGCCATAGTCCTCGTCGCCGATAAAGTCCAGGTTCTCTTCGCTTTGAGTATTCTTGCTGGCCTGGTAAAAGTGGCGGATCTTGGTATAGCCTTCCGGATCGCCAGGCACCGAACACGCGCCATAGTACACCTGAAAGTCAGTCGGACATTCAAGCTCGAGCAGCGTATCCAGTTCTCGGTTCGTCCAGGCTACGACCGTAAAGGTCGGTTCGTTCACGTCGCCAGGGATCGTCTCGACGATCACCTTTTTGCCGTATTCGTCCGCCGATTTGCACTTGACGTAAACCGGATCATCGTAATCCTGACTCCAGTTTGTCAGCGCATGGCACGCAAACAGCTCGAACTCATTACCTACACCGTCCGGCTGAATCCATGTCATTGTACTTTTGTTTGTAAAGATGGGCTTGGTCATACCCACACCTCCTTGCGGGCACGCAGCCCGCATCGCAATATCAGAATCCCAAAAAACGCATCCTTTCTACCGTGTCGGTTTTTCCCAACATAAAACCCGTCCCCAGCCTGTGCCGGTTGGCCCACTGCCACGCCCACCACGCGCCGTCCATTTCTCCAAAGGGACAATTCAGGCGCTCGGCCGTCAGGGTGGTCGGAATGCGCGTGTCGCGCTGCCATACGGCATCGAACATAGCACACCCGCACGGCTGGATAGCCATGTACGTGTGCGCCAATCTGATGACGGCCTGCTCCCAACCCGGTATAGACGTGGTGCCCGCAAGATAATTCACGCTCGTAGTCGAGCCGTGATAGCACCCGCATACTGTCGGGTATGAGCATGTCCATTCAGCGTCGTCATCGTCATAAGTGGCCAGGGATATTCGTACCTCGGAGATCTCCGAGTTGAATACAAAAACGCAGCCCGTGTAATCGTCCCCCTCGCAGGCTGTCGTACAAGAACAGCAGTCGCATGTCGGGGCAAGCGTGATCGTCGCCTGGTCGGACGTGTCCAGGTATTCGCGGTACACGGTCAGATCCGCGAGCTTGAGCCACGTTGCCGCCGGGAATGAATCGTCATACTCGATACATTCCGTCCAGTCTTCCAGGTCATCCCATTCGATCAGTTTGCATTGGCTGATCGAGATGACATAGTTCGCGCCCACCGTGGTGATCTCGTCGGGCACGATCTCGAGCCCGGTCGAGTCCTCGACCACTACCACCTCCGATGTGCCGTTGGTAAACGACGCCGACGCAACGGTGATCGTTGCCGGGTCGGTGGTAAAGTCGGACGCGGACGGCGTGACCTCGGTGCGCCCACGAACGCCCCCGCCGGTGATGTAGCCGTATTTCAGCGTCATAGGGTCTTGCCACTGCAGGCCTGTATCGGTCAGGTAGCGCCCGCCAACCCAAAATTTCATCACGCCGGCAAGCGTGCCCTCGGCGTCTGATAGCGCCTGCGCCAACAGATCGCGCCACCACTGGGGCCAGCAGTAGTCGCACCCGTTGATCGTTTCGTCTGGGTTTTGCACGCCATTGAACAAACAGATCGGGATGCCCAAAATCTGCCGGTATCTATCCAGCGTCAGGTATGGTTGTGGTGATGCGGTTAATGATCGGGCCATTTGTCACCCTCGCAATCGTGCGAAATAGCGCACGTCAAGTACTAGCGCCCCGGCAGCCGATGCCAGCCACACCGCGAGCGCCTCTAATATATTCAAGTCCGTAAATGCGTAGACGGGAACGCACAGCACGAATGCCACGACAAGCGACATACACCAGAAACAATCGAACAGCGCGCCAATGACGTTATGCGGCACAATTCGCGCCCCGAGTTCGATGTCCTCCTCGACGCCAAGACGGTCACGCAGCCACTGGAACGGCGCTTCGGTGTACAGCAAAGATGACACCCGCCACGTCGCAAACGAGAGCAAAACGAACCAGGCGATCACCCAAACACCGCCTCTTGAATCTGTCCAAATGCCGCCGGGCCGATACCCTTGATGTCGCGGATCTTCTTGCCCTTATTGGCAATCACGTCCTGCCTGATCGCGCCTTTTGTCTCGAACCCCGCCGCCAATAGCTTGTTGACAATCGTCTCGCTCAGCCCCAAAGACGCAACGGGAACGTCTTGCGTTGTGACGGGCGCTGGCGCTGGTTCTGGCTCCGGTTCTGCCCTCGCTGCACGGACGGGCACTTGCCCCTCGACAGGAAATGCCAACTTTTGCACGACGGGCGGCTTTTTGGGCAGTTCGGGCACCTTTTCTTCCGGCGCAGGTGGGATGTATCGCTCAAAATCCTTGTGACGCACCACCCACTCGTCGCCACGTTCCAGCGTCAAGATCGTACCCTGACTGAACGTGTATTTTTTGCCCGGCACGGCTTTGGAGTTCATCGAGCGCGTGCCCTGTTGTGGGGCAATGCAGATCGCCATCATTTGCTCGCCGTCGGGCAGCATGTCGCCCTGGAACTCTAGCGGCTTGATAACTTTCGCCGGTGCTTTTTTACCACATCCTTTACATGGCATGTCCTTTTCCTTTCTCGCAATGTATGCGTATACACTATAAATTCTCTCTTTGACCTCGGGCGTGCCGTACCCGGCATTGTCACCATCACTTTTGCTCGAACCCCCCGCAAGCGATGTCCAGTGCCGGTACACACCCCACGGAAATGATTCGAGATACGCAGCCCCGATGCCCAGCATGTGCATCTTGAGGCCGAATATCCAATCTTCCCATTCCACGTCGTCGTCGTAGCCCCCCACCGCCGCCCACCATTCTTTCGCAAAGAGGCACGTATCCTGATAGATCGCCTCTTTGTTGATGTGCTCCCACGTCCAGCGCCCCGAGTGATAGTAGACGGTTTTACCAGGCACGTCCTCGGTGAAACAATCGGCATAGACCAAACAGTCTTGGTTAGCTAGCCACGTCTGATAGAATAGGCGCAACGTGCCAGGATACATCAAGTCATCGGCGTCAAGGGGCACGATCAAGGGGGCTTTTGCCGCCTCAGTCGCCAGGTTGCGGGCATAGGCTGCTCCCTTTCGCCCACCGGTGTCCACGACTTTTACCCACGGATGCCCCATTGCCGCCACGTCCAGCGGCTCGCCGGTGTCGTTTGCCACGATGCACTCAAACTCACGGAACGTCTGGGCATACACGCTGTCAAGCGCATCCATCAAATACAGGTCGTGCCCCGGCCCCACAGGGATGATCACGGCGATGTGCGGCTGTTCGTAGGAGCGCACGGGCCACGAATCGTTCGGGGCTTTGCCCAAAAACCCGAACGGCGTCAGGTCTGGAAATGCCCGCCATGGGTAATAGAAATTCCACGACAGCGGGCCCTCGGGGTCATCCTCGCCCCCCTCTTTGGCTGTCTTGTTCTCGCCGTGCCAGCGGTAGACGAAAACGGGTTCATCCACCAGGTATTCACACCGCAGCCCCGCCGACATCGCCCGGCACCAGAACTCGGCGTCCTCATTTTTGCGCTGCCTCTGCCGGTAGCCACCAATTGCTCGCGTCGAACGTGTCCGGGCAATGCACGTGGACGGGATCTGGTTGGCGTGGTCAAGTTGCGCCTTGTAGTCCACCGCGCCGCCGTTCGTCTCCTTTTTACCGTAAATGCTATACATTCCCGTCGCTACGTCTACCCACGGGCGTGCCTCTATGGCGTCGTACAGTTTGCGAATGCCACTCAGGGCCATCACGTTATCGGCGTCCAGGTTGATCCAGTACCTGCCATGTGCCGCGTCGTGTCCGGTGTTGAGTGCCGCGCACAAGCCCCCGTTCCGATAGTGACGAATAACGCGCAGTCCCTCATACGCCTTCAGCACGTCCTGGGTGTTGTCCGTGCTCGCATCGTCAACGACGATCACTTCCATTGACGGCGCGTCCGTTTGCGCTTTGAGCGAGTCCAGGCATTCGGGCAAATAGTGGGCATAGTTGTATGTCGGGATAATGACGCTCACTTCAACTGGATATTGATCCGCCTGCCACGCCTCATAGATAACCTGTGCGTACTGAGCCATTAGGTCGCGCCATTGGTAGCGGGCCTGAACGTGCATGCGCCCATTGTTGCCCAGCTCGGCGCGATTGTCCAGGCAAAAGTGCAGCCCGCGCAGCAGGTCATCATAGTCGCCCGGCTTGGCCAGATATCCCGTTTTGCCGTGGATGACGAGTTCGCCCGTTGCGCCCCAGTCCCAACCCAGGACGGGAATGCCGAGAGCCATCGCCTCGCGGCTGGCAATGTCGCCCGTCTCGCGGGCCGTCGCCAGCCACACCGATGCCCTGGCCAGCGTCTTTTTGAACTGATCGTGTGGCTGCGCGCCGATCACCTTGACGTTTTGCGCGGGCCGTCCGTATGTGGTGACGAACTGCGTATTGAGCGCCCTCATTGCCAGCTCGTTGACGGGCCTCGGATCGCTCACCACGTCAACGCGGGGTTTTGCCCACAGGACGTACCCGCCAGGCGCTTGCGGTTTGAACTCGTCAAAGTCGATACCGTGCGGGATGACATCCACCCGCTTTTTCATATCGCGTCGGATCGGCTGGGCAACCCACTCGGACGGGACGATGATCCGGTGCGCCTCGCGTAATGCCTCGATCACCTGGATGTTGTACTGCCAGTAGTCGCGGTGCCAGTCCATATCCCCGGTCCAATAAAGCCCGTGATTGACGCAAATGAGCGGCTTTTTCGTCTGGACAAGCGAACCAGCATGAACCATCACGACATCGGCGCCAGCTTCTGAATTGACAAGCTCAATCCCGTATTCAGGCAACCACCTGCCCTGGGCATTGATCACGCGCCAAATGCCGCCAGAACCGACACCATCCTCGGTATATTCGCTTGGGTGAGGTGAGATAAAAAGTTTCAAGTCGCCCCCTCACTTTCTTGCAGCGCGATGTGTTTTTTGATGTATCGTAGCAACCCATCACCCGCGTCTATGTCGAACCTATCCATCAAGAAAGGAAACACGCGCTCATCCTTGAACACGCTCAGTTCGATCTCGAATCCATCCCCGAAATCGCCAATAGCAAGATTGATGCGTGATGCTCCTGTTTCTGCCCTGATCTTTTTTAGCGTATCGATCCAGTAGTCGGTGCAAAGATGGCTGCCGGAACGATCTTTTAATGCTCGCAATTCGTCAGCCGTGATCATGAGTTCTGTTCCTCGCTTTCCCGCAACCATTCCGGCAATGGCCCGTCAATCGTTTCGCGGTATCGCGCCTTCATTCTGTCAACGTCTTTGACGATCCAATTTGCGAATGATGCCCCGTTTTCCGGTTCGTCAAAACAAGAACTGATCGAGATCAGATCGAATGCCACGGTGATTTTACAGTGAAAGTCATCCGCAAGATCGGAAACCTCAAGAATGACGCTCTTGGCTCCAGTTCGCTTTTTGATGTCATTTAGTTCGTCAATGCCTAACATCGAAACCCCCGTTCTTTCTTTTCTTGTTCGTTTGCTGTGATAACGCTATCTGCTATTCGTATATCGTCGGAAATCTCAATCACTGCCTTAACCCAATACGTGATGGATGTTCCGTCTCGATAATATCCAAACCTGTTCTTTGCGAAAAAGCTCGCATGGGCAACCGCGTCATCGTAATTCATTGCCACCAGATAGATCGACGGGGTAGTATCAGGCCCGAGACGAATTTCATAGAGTTTACCTGTCGCGATCATTGCCCCCGTCCTTTCTTTTCTGTTTTAATCCATCCGTTGCGGAACAACACATCTGTCAAAGCCAACGACAACATATCGAGATCGTCGTGTTGTTCGTCGCCTTGCAAAGATTTTATTTTGAAGGCGTCCACAATGCCATGCAATACTTCATGGAGCAAAGTTCCCCACACGTCCTCATCAGACAAATCGTCTGCATAGATGCGAATCGAACGTGTCCAGTAGTCAAGCTGTCCCCATAACGACTCGCGTTTGTAAATGTCCACATCGGATGGCTTTTCGACGTACTCAATCGTATACTCTATGCCCAGAATCACAACGCTATCTGGTCTCATTCCCCCGTCCTTTCAGTTCCTTCTTGATCGCGTGACACATCGCCATGTGTACGTCCTCAAGCACCTCGTAATCGGTTGACTTGGCGCGAATGTGGTACACGTCTGGATAGTTCGTCTTGAGCATGTCGCTCGTGAACAATACCATCCGTTCGCCGACGGCATAGGCCAAGGTGGCAATATTCGCGCTTGTCCCGCTGCCCGAAAAGGCGATGACGAGCGCTTCCAATTCCTGCGCTTGCTCCGCGAATGAATAACTATGCCCGCTGTCATTGTCGATCTGCGTAAATTTTGACGGTGAGAGCAGGTCGAATGCCGGGATGCCAATGCTTCTCAAGTCCGCAGCGAAATGGATCGCCGTCGCCGCGCTGCCCCCATTTCCGCACGTCACCACCATTTTGGCGGTTTCGATCAGGTTGCACACGTGCTCCAATTTATCGACCGCGAATGAATCATTGAGAGCGTCTTTCAAATCATAAAAATGTTCTGCTATAGACATCTGTCGCCTTTCTACCGCTTACACGCGGCTGAAAACCTGGATATTTCGAGGCAGAAAATCAAACGCCTCGCTCACGATATTTTGAAATGCGTGACGGGTTTCGCCCGTCATCGCCGCGTTTAAGTTGCACCGGTAGCCACCCAGCAGCCCGCGCCAGTAGTCAGGCGGCTGCAAGTTGATGTGTCCCGTCCCGTCCTGCCCAGGTGGCGCGCTGGAAAATAGCACGTTATCCCCTGCGTGCCTGGCAATCGTCCAGGCCAATGTGCCCGCCGCCGGTCGTGGCAAGTGTTCCGCCACTTCGAGACAGATCACCAGGTCGAACGCCTGCCCAAAATCGGCGGGCTCCGTCAGGTCGTGCTGGGTAAACGTGATGCACTCCGGTATGAATGCCCGCGCCTCCTGGTACAACTCGACTGCCCAACACGCCGCGCCCATTTGATGAAATGCGAAAGACCACCAGCCGTCACCCGCTCCCAGGTCGAGCACCTTCTTTGGCAGTCCATACGTGCCAACCCACCAGCCCGCCATAAATTCGATCCATCTGTGCTGCCATTCCAGAGACTTGAACCATTCATCTGATTTATAGTACGATGTGTCGTAATCGCTCATTGCGCGTCCTCATAGTCGTCGAGTCGCCACCACGTCTTGCATTGCGGACAAATCCAGTTTGACCACGCCTCATCTTCAATGCCCATGCAATCCGCTTCCATTTCTGATTCAGTTCCGACCCATCCACATTCAGGACACTTGTACTGTTTAGTATCATAATCGCTCATAAGTCGCCTTTCTAGCGTACATATTCCCAAAATACACAGTGCCGTGCTCTGCCAGCAGCCGCATAATCCGATCTGTCATCTCGTCATACCCGCACCATCCGATTGGTACGAGGCTCTCGCCCAACACGTTGCAAAACTCGGCCTGTGGCTCGATCTCCAAAATCCGCGCCATACACGCGCACGCCTGTTTCCAGAAATACGGATGGAACTCGAACGATAGCGGCACGAGCTGTGAGAGTCCGCATAATACTTGATGCTCGTACCCTTCCACGTCAATCTTGATGAACGAGGGCACGCCATAACGGGCAATCAGGCTGTCAAGCGTGACGATTTTGACCGTCTCCGTCCAATCCTTTGGTGTGTTCGCCCAGGGGCCGCCTTGCTGCCAATAGTGATCCGGTACGAGCGTCGAGATCGTCGTACCGCCATAACATGCCATCTCAGCTGTTCCCGCCTCAGATCCACACGCTACCTCGATAACCTCGACCTGATCGTCGTCGATGAATGTAGCCCTCAATTGCGCCGCGCACGCCGCTTGCGGCTCGACGGCAATTACCCGCGCATTCAAGCACCTATAGGCCCACGTCATTTTGCCGATGTTCGCCCCAATGTCGAATACCAACGCGCCGGGCTGGATGAACTCTCCCAGGATGCCGGGAAAGTTTTTGTTGCTCCAGTAATCGGGCCAGTCATTCGGGATCGGCATTTTCGACCTCGACTTTCTCAAACGCCACCACATGCCCAACGATGCCAACCTGCTCCCAGCCGTCGGTCATCAGATCGTCAATCGCCCGCGTGACATCGTGCTTTGGATCACGGTAATCGTGAAACGCCATCACGCCGCCCACCTTGACTTTATCCCGCCAGGCCATTATGTCAGCCCTGACGCCCGCGTCGGAATGCGAGCCGTCCACGTATACCATGTCTAGTTCGCCTTCCACTTCGCTCACCATTTCCGCCGAGTCACCCGTCAGGTATGTATACCTCCACTTCGGGATCTTGGCGAAATTGACGTACTCTCGCGTGTCCTCATCTTCTTTCAGGTCAATGCTCCACACCAGGGCATTGCCGTGCAGCGTCAGGCCGTACAGGATCCGCAGCAGGCTATTGCCCAGTCCCGTGCCGATCTCGACGATGCGGGCCGGGTCGGGGCACGACGCCGCCAAGCCCTCGATAAATGCGCCCTCATAATAGCTGCAATACGTCACGTCTCGCGGGGGCAGTCGTAGCACTGCGGGCGAAAAGTCCACTTCTGACAAGACGATAAACCGGTGTAAACTCGCCACCCACAGGTCATCGTCGTCAATCTCGAATGGCACGTTTTTCTGCACCAACAGTTTTTCACCTGGATGCGCCCGGCTGTTGACAGAAAAACTCCCGCTCCGTTCACCTTTGTAAACAAGCCACTTTACCATAATATCCTTTCATAGGCGATCAATCGCCCGACCTGCCCGAACAACCGCCATTGGTGCTGTACCGCCAACTGTTCGACGGCCTGCATTACTCCGAGATGTACGAGGCAATAGTCATCAAAAGCCATTATCCCGCCAATCTTGACCAGCGGGCCAAATGCCAGGATGTCGGCACGAACCCCCTCGAACGTGTGCGCGCCGTCCACGAAAACCAGATCGGCCATCACCTCACACTGCGCTGCCACGTTGACCGACGGCATCTGGTAGAACGTCACGCGCTCGTCTGGTATTCCCGCGTCTTTGATACGGGCGCGCCCCTCGACGCAATCGCCCACGTCCACAGTGTAAATATGCCAACCCCGATGCAATGCCAGCCCGTAGGCCATCGCCGTCGTACTGTTCCCCTTGCCTGTGCCGATCTCGATTGCCACTGCCGGATCGGGCAAACTTGACGCGATGCCCTCCAGCCACGCAGCCTCGGCACGGGGTAGAAAGTCGGCGTCATTGACGGGTAATCTGTTCATGCTGGCCCACACGCTTTCAGGTAGTCGTGTGCCCTGCCCACGAGATGCGCCCAGGGCGCGTGTACCACGCCCGGGCCAATCGGAAACAGGATTTGCGGCCCGTTCTCGCCAAGTGGCGAATTGATGTACTTGCCGCTCATACCCACCTCTGCAAGCCCCGGATTGACGTTTTCTGGATGCCAACCGTATGCCTCAAAAAAGCGAATGTGCGCCACGTATGGCTGCGTAGACACAATGTACGTGTCTCGCGGGCCATAGGGATTGTTAAGGCACCAGTCACGAATCAGGCGATACCACATATACGAACCCCCACAGCGGGGCAGATTGTAATCCACGACGCAGCCGTTGTTGCCCGGCACGCGATAGGACAGGCGAACAAAGCCGACCTCGGTGTGTGCGTCCAATACGTCCACCATCGGGCGGAGATCCAACTCACGGAACAGCGCCCAATCGTCGAAAACTAAGGCGTGTATGTCCGCGCCTTGCTCTTTGGCGAACTTGATGCCGACGTTGATGTTCCCGCCGGTATTGAACGTGCCGGGCGCGGTGTTCATCGCGTGCGCCGTTATGTCTGGAGCAAATTCAGCAAACCGGGCCTTGAGCACCTCGACGTGATCGCGCCCTGTGTCGTCATCCGTCTGCCCGCTGCCATCGTCGCAAATGTGAAAGTGCAGGTTGGGGTATTTGAGATACCGTTCCAGACTTTCAATCGTCGCCAGTGACGCGGCGGTGCGTTTATAGGTTGCAAAGAGAACCCAAACGGGTGGCCAGTTGTTAGACATCTTGCGCCTTCTTTAATTTATCTATTGGGAAATCGGGCAATCGGATTGTTTTGCCACAAGCTCCACAGTCAAAGCAGGCACACAAATCCTCCGTTTCGCCAGCGTAGAAACAGGCAAAATTGCCAACCCGTAAATCGCTCTCGTCAATTTCTAGCAGAGCGTCACAGTATTGGCACCTTATCGTTGTTCTAAAAACGCTTGGCAGTTCAAGTATTTTCATTCCCTTACACTTTCCTTTCCCATCGCTCACCCTTGTCGGGCGGCTCGTGTGTTCGTGAAATCTCGGCGCACAGTCGCGCCTTTTGCTCCGGCTCGTCGCCATTCCAGACGATCCGCAATTCTCTCACCTGTCGCATCCGGTCACAGTCGAGCATCTGTGTCAAAATTTCGTACTCGCTGCCGTTGCAGTCCAGGTACAGCAGGTCAACCTCGGCAATGTGGGCATAGACGAACCAGTGATTCATCGACACAACCGTGCAACCCTCGCTCGGCTCACCGCTGCCGTGCAGCGTCGCGCTCGAACCATTGCACAGATGCAACGTGTCCGGCCGGTCGTTGCCGCCGATAGCGAATGGTAGAAGCGTCACGTTGTCAAGCCCTTCCAGCCGCTTGAATGCGATGCCCCGCATCGTCGTTGACGGCTCGAATGTCTGGACGATGACGCCGGGGGCTTGCGCTGCCTGCCATGCCCACGAACCATCGCCCGAGCCGACTTCGAGAATAAGACGGCTATCCATCTATCACCACACTTTCCATGATCCGCTTTTCCTCGGCCTCCCAAATTCGCAGCCTCATCGCCGAACTAGACCAATTATGCTGCCGTTCGTGCCAATGGATGCGTTTTGCCGCGTCGGGGGCCGTGATCTGCTTTCCCTTCCAGTCGCTGCCGATGATCCGCACGTCCGGCTGTAAGTCCTCAAGGATCGCCTCAAGTTCGGCTTCGGTGTTGTAGACCTTGATGTCAGCCACGTACTTGATGGCCTGGAGCACCATAATGCGCTCGTCGATGGTTTGCACCGGCTCGTTTTTGTCGGGCCGTTCGTACTGCGGGTTGGCGTGCAGGCCCACAACAAGGATGTCGCACTGCCCTGCCGCATCGGCCAGCATCAGGATGTGGCCGGGGTGCAAACAGTCAAAGGCTCCACAGGTGAACCCGACGACAGGGACCGCAAATGCCACGCTTCCCATGCTCCGTGGTTCCACGTCATCTCGTGAGTCTTGGCAAGCGCACCTTGTATCCCCACCTGAATCGCATTCGCATTTTCCACGACACTGTGCCATTGTAGCATTATCCTCTCTATTCGCCGGATCAAACCCGATCCGATCACGTATGGTAAAAGCTCGAACTCCATCCCCTCGATATTGATCGCCGCCAGGGCAATGCGCTCGATCTTTTCCCGTTCGATAAACTCGCGGACGTTGACGATCTCGGCGTCCCGGCCCGTCTGTCCACCGTATTTCCCGCCTGGTATGAATGACGCCCCGTCCCGCTGATCGTCGTACAGTTTGAACGTGCCCGACGTGACGCCCAGCCCGAAATTGTGCAAGTGGACGTTCTCGAATTTGCCCAGCCGCCCCTTGGCGACATTGTATGCCCGCACTGCTGGCTCGAATCCGTGATAAACGCACCCTGGGTACTTTTTCACCATCCGGCTGATCCATTCGCCCTCGTATGAACCGACATCGAACACGACATCGCCGGGGGCCAGTTCGTCCCAGACGCAATACCGCGTGTTCTCGCCGTCGCATTCATACCAGCCGCCTGACCATACGTACCACTCAGGCCACGTCGGATCTCGCTTTTTCCAGAGCTTTAGTTTAGCTTGCGTTTCTGGAGCGATACCAGTTGATGACATTTTCCAGCCCTTCCTCAAGTGCCACCTGATACTTCCAGCCCAGAGCATTTGCCTTGTGCGAATCGGTGCGCCTGCTCACATCGCCCGTCGTGCTGTTACAATCTATCGTTACATCTGCTTTACTACCCGTGTACGCATAGATCAGTTCCGCCAGCCGCCCGATGGTAACTTGAGTCTCGCCGTTCGTGCCCAGGTTGTATGCCTGTCCACATTCGCCGTGTTCTGCTACAGCCATCATACCCCGCGCACCATCGTCGGCATAGAGAAATTCACGCTTTTGCACGCCACCCCAAACGGTGAACTTGTCCAATGTCAGGCACTTTTTAATCAGCGCCGGGATGACGTGGGCTCGTTCGTCGAAATAGTCGCGGACGCCGAATAAATTGGTGGGCCGCACAATGCACCACCTGGTATTGGTTTCCTCGAATGACCACTCACACACGCGCTCACCCATCCGCTTGGCCCAGGCATAACCGGCGTTTGCCGGTTCTGGTTCGCCCTCGTGCCCGAATGCCTCGTGTGCCGGGTTGTTGTGTTCGCCCGAATACACACACACGCTCGACACCTGGACGAACACGGGAATGTTACGCTGTGCCGCGACCACCGCCGGGATCGTCTGGAGCTGCACGTTTTTGTAGAACTGTGAGGTGTGGTTGCTCTGGTTGAAATAGACGCCCCCGACTGCCGCCGCCAGGTTGAATACCGCAAATGGGTTAAGCTTATGATAGGAAAACATTTCCATCCAGTTTGGATAATAGGACGCATCACCCACGTAGTACTCGCACCCAGCCACGCGATACGTGCCCCTGGATTCGTCATCAAAGCCGAACACTTGCGCGCCCTCGTTGCGTAGAAACTCGCAGAGACGGCTGCCGACCATGCCCATTGCGCCGGTGACGATGACTTGGTTTGCGTTCCAAAAGTCAGACATTTGATAACCTTTCTATTGGCGGCACGATGTCGCGTTTCCAGTTCAGTGTGAATTCAACTTCGAGAATCTCCACTGTTGTCGTCTTAGAGTGCTGATTCAGGATATAGCCGAACAACTGGAATTGCATAAACCGAACACTGAGGCCTGCGTCAGATTTGAATACCTCGACAGCTCGCAACCCCAACAAGTGCAAGATAAAGTGCCTCGCCGGTCTATTAGACCACTCAGGCGACATACAGGCACCTGCGGAAATTTGTTGCCATGTGATTTTGAATAGATAAAACGACTCTGTCCTATGGTGGGAATATTGATACAAAAGCCGATGCGTCCACCACAGAGCAATAATCAAAAAGTAAGTCCAAAAGTCAGACATTGTTCCAACTTTCTAGATAATAAACTTCTCTGTTGAGGAAAGCGGCATTGTCAAGCATGTGCTGTTCGTCATCCACAACCAGATCCCTTGAATTATCAAATATCTTTTGTAACGCTTCCTGGTGTGGTTCCATTCTTTCCCGATTGATGATGGCTAGACGCCAACCGCCTCGGCACTTACGTATTCCAAACACGTCTTTCATTCCTTCACACTTTCTAGGATAGCCTCTGCCATCCGCTTGAGTTGCAATTGTGTCAGGTACTGGTGGCACCCGACATAAAAACCTTGACTCCCGATATACTCGGCAATGGGTAGCATTCCTTCATATCGCCGCTTGTACTCTGAGTATGCGGGCTGTTGCAGCGGAATGCACCCAAACGACGGGCGCGCCTCGACGCCTGCGGCTTCCAGCGTGACAATCAGCTTGTCCCTGTTGCCGTTCTTGAGCACCATCGGGTACACCATCGGCACATCGCCGTCACGAAACGAGGGCAGTTGCAGCTTGTCCTGTGCGTCCTGTAGCAAGTTCGTCAATGTCGTCGCGTTCGCCTTGCGATGGGCAATGTTCTCGGTCGCCTTGTTGAGCTGCACGCGGGCCAGTGCCGCGCTCCATTCCATTGGCTTGAAATTGTAGCCCACGAACTGCGCCAGGAAACGCGGATCGCCGTCTTTGAGTCGCGGGCAGCCCGTCGTTGAACGTGTGCAGGTCTTACAGGTACACATGCGCCCGTGGGCGCGGAGCTGTTTGGCCACCCTGGCAATGTCGGCATTATCCGTCACCAATGCGCCCAACTCGCCCGCCTGGATGGTGTGGGCAATGTAGAACGAGAACGCGCCCCAGGTTGACAATGTGCCAGCTTTCAAGCCCTTGACGAGCGTGCCGTGTGCCTCACACGCATCCTCGCACAGGACACCGCGCCCGTTGCGCCAGCGGATCGCATTGTTGAGAGCGTCCATGTTAGCAGCGAACCCGAACAGGTGAACGGGTAGAATCGCATCGGCGTCGTTGAACGTCACATAATCGGCTTGCATCGTGTACGTGTGCCTGTCAATGTCGGCGAACAACGGTTCCATTCCGCACAACTTGACGGCGTTGGCTGTGGCGACGAACGTCAGCGCGGGTATGAGCACCCCGGCCCCTTCCGGCACCCAGCCCAGGTATTCGAGCGTCTTGAGTCCCACCATCAGCGCAGCCGTGCCGCTGGATAGGGCAACCGCGTGCTTGACGCCCAGCCACGCCGCAAACTCCTCCTCAAACGCCCGCACCTCTTTGCCTTCCGAGATGCGTCCCGAATCCATTACACGTATAATGGCGTCACGTTCAGACTGCCTGAATTGAAAGTCACCGATTGGTATGCGTTCCATCTCTATCGCCTTTCTAGTTTTACCGGAGCACGTACACGACGCGATAAAATCCTTTGTCAATTTCCCCTCAAGCGTTTGGCCTTTATGCCTGAAACGTGAAACCCTTGAGTAAACGTTTCGATCTCCATTCGAGGGGCATTGCGTAACGCCTTTTCAATTAAACACAATACTGTTTCTGCGTCTACCACGACAATCTGATCTCCATTGTCTGTACGTGTCAATATCAGGTTGCCACGCTCATTGATACTCATTTCGTGTTTGCCATATAGGTTCATCTTACTTCCTTTCTAACACCTTGACTTCCCTAACCTTTGCCAGCCGTTCCGGTTCCCATTGCGCCAGTCCGACGTTCTTTTTGACGGCGTACCACTGGCATCCGGCTGCGCGAGCTGCGAGCATGTCGCTCTCGCTGTCGCCAATGAACAGGCATTCGCGCAAGTCGAGATGGTGTGCTATGGCGAGACGGTACAATAGGCCGGGGCGCGGCTTGCGGCAATAACAGCCGTCGCTCTCAAGGTGCGGGCACCAGACGAATGAGTTGATCATCGCCCCTGAGACGGCAAGCATTCCCGTCAAGGTTTCGTTGACTTCCTCAACGTCCTGATTGGTACACAACCCCTTGCCAACACATTGCTGATTTGTTGCCACGCAGACGAGCCACCCGGCCTCGTTTATGGCCCTGATGCGATCCGCCACGCTGGGCAGGATTTCGATCTGCTCCGGTTTGGTGACGTACTCGCCGTCTACCTGTTTGATCAATGTGCCGTCGCGGTCGAGAATAACGGCGCGATTACGTATCGAACCTGTCACGGTATCGCCCCCTTTCAAATCGACAACAAGAGAAGTTATGTTTTGTTGCCAGTCCAGCATTACCGTCGTCATTTCCTACAGCATAGGCAATGGAGCCTGGCAATGGGCCTCGCTGAAATAGATTTTGGCAGAGATAGCATGCCCCGTGTGTCTTTGTTAGGTCAATCCAGTGTTTGCAATTTCCACAACACTTTTCGTCCTCAACAGTAGACATCTTTTACCCCATATCTTTCTACCCTAAACGGGATTTCGGTCAACCCAAGTGCATCGATCACGCCTTGCCTATCATCGGGCTTGACGAGAAAGAACCAACAGCCCCCACCACCCGCGCCCAGCAGTTTGCCGCCGAGAGCACCAGCTTCGCGGGCCGCGTCGTACTGTGCGTCCAGCGTCTTCGAGCCAACCCCGCCAATCACCCTTTTGAGTTCCCATCCGGTATGGAGGAACCCGCCAAGCATTTCCACACTGATGCCGTCTAGCCGTGCCTCGACATAATCCGCCAGGTCGTGCAGCCGTCGCAAATGACCGGTTGACTTTTTCCATGTCTTGAGAATGGTGTCAGCCGGTCGCGTCAATCCGGTATACAACAACAGGCCGCACTGTTCGACTATGGCGACAAGCGCGGGCGGGACGGGTTTCGCCGTCGCCCTGCCAAACGTGTCGATGTGGTAGACGTTGAATCCGCCGAACGTCGCGGGCAAGTGATCTTGTACGCCACAGTTGCTCACCTGCGACTCGATCAGGTAGGCATTGCGGGCCAGTTCCGCCCGGTGCCCGGCACGGTCACTCCTGAACAGTTCATAGACGCACACGGCAAGGGCAGATGACGAACCCAGGCCCGTACCCTTTGGCAGGTCCGACACAATGGACAGCGTGCAGGGGTCGAGATCGCCATAGTCGAGTGCGGCCTGCTGGATAATCGTGTGCTGTGCAGTTGTTAAAGAGCCAAGTTCCTCGACAATACTGTATGATAACCGATAGCCGCCCGTGGGCCTCGGATTGTGTACGAGATAGATGTGGCGGTTGATTGCCATAGAGATGATCGTCGCGCCGTAGTGCTCGTAATATTCTGGTAAATCACAACCCCCGCCGAACAATGACACGCGGAGGGGGGCTTTTATAATTCGCATACCCCCGAACCTTTCTAGAGATCGTATTCCTCAAGGGCATCGTTGAGCCAACTAACAAGATGACGTAAATCTTGCGAGCTAATGGCATCGAATGCAAAATAGCTATGATCAAACGAGATGCTCCGATTTCCGCCGTCATTCGGGTGGAATGCAAACCGGGGCTTCTCCTTTTTTGGCGCTTCGGGCAATGGCATCCAATGGGTTGCAGCCTTGCCAGAAACGTTTTCTTTGTCACCGACAAAAGTTTCGCCGTTCCACAGTTGTATCGCCGACGTATCGTCTTCGTACAGAACGAGAACGTTCGCCGTCTCGCTTTTACTCGGCAACCTGTCGTTGATTCTGATCCACCAGCTCATTTTTAACCTTTCTAGTTGATGGTGCGGGCACCACCAAGCACCCGCACCACGCAAACAAACAACAAAACGATACTGTTACCTGAAATAGTAGGACGTAACAGCGGCCCTT